ACAGAGCCACTTACGTGGGTGAAGTTGAAGGACATGGACGAGGACTGGCTGTATGCCATACTTGACTACGGAGGCCCAGAGTGGCACATAAAATTAATCAAAAAAGAAATAGACTACAGAGATGAGTTACGTAACAGCAACAACGATTAAGGACATAGTGGTGAACGGCCACAAGATAATCAACCCAACCGTCGACACGGTGGTGAGGGCTGTCAGACAGGATCTACTAGACAGATCAGAACTTGGAATAGACAAGTACAACAACACGCTGGACAGGACTGACATAGACCTGAAGGGCTGGCTACAGCACGCGTACGAGGAGTGCCTAGACCAGGCAAACTATCTAAAGAGAAGTATAATCGAAATCGAGAAGAATGAAAGAGCACAAGATAAGTAAGAAGCAGAGGATACTCATAGTGATGAAGTACCTGTACTCACGAGGAGCCAACAAGGAGTCTGTGAACGAGGTGTACAGGAAGATAATCTGCAAGGCTAATGATTAGTGTGGTAGACAACTTCCTCCCAGAGGATGAGTTCAAGTCATTGCAGGAGTACTGCGACAACAACCTGTTTGAGATAGTATCGTTTCCAGGAAAGTCGTTCTCTGTACTGACTCCACCAAGTAGCATATACAACTACCTGCACATGGACGGGTACGAGATTGTGCTGTCGTTTGTTAGGAGCGCATACAAGGGGTTCGACACGAGCCTATGGATACACGCTGACAACATAGTGCAGGGAAAGAAGATAGACATAGCCTCTGTGCTGTATATCAACGACGATGAGGATGTGACCGAGAACGGAACAGCGTTCTGGAAGCACTACGTGTACGGAAGAACCTTACCAAAGGACTGCACGAACTCAGACTTTGATAAGATACTACTTGAGGATGCCGATAACAGATCCAGTTGGTTAAAGAAGGACTACATATCGTCAAGGCCTAACAGGATGCTGACGTATGATGCAGATTACTTCCACTCAAAGTATCCAGAGGAGATCACTGATGGAATAAGAAAAGTTTTAGTAACATTTTACACAAAGATATAATGGGAAAGTATTCAGAAGAGTTTAAGGCGTACATAGGGCTAGCACTAGCTATGGGTCACAACATTACACACGCCACAAAGATGGCCTGCATTGAGTTCGGTATCCCTTACGAGGATCAGGTTCGCAGAACAATGTCAAAGCATCTAGAGAGAACTGGAGTAACCGATAATAAAGAACTGCCAGAGTCGGACATGTTTCTAGAGGCCCAGAAGAGGGAGCTCGACAAGACCAAGCAAAGGTTCATAGTATCCTGGTGCCAGTCTGACACAGAGATACACGAGCAGTTCCTTACAAACATAGAGGCGTACGCCAACGAGATAGATGCAGAGATATCCATCATAGCTGGCAGGTACAAGAACCCGACATCACTTAACTCAAGCAAGAGGGTAAAGGAGAAGGAGGAGAGGAACTCGTGGTCGCCAAGGGTAGAGAAGTACCTAGACGCAAACAGGCACAAGGTACACAAGCATTTGTGCATCCTATCAGACCTTAAAATTCAGCCGACAGCATCAACACCACTTTCTGGAATTAACGGCCTCACAGGGCTTGAAAGTTGCGTGGTTGGGCACCCTAGGGTACACCTTAAGTCACTACCAATACTTGATGGGTATCCTCACAAGCTGTTGGTTACTACAGGAGCCATATCGCTACAGAACTACACAGACACCAAGTCTGGTAAGAAGGGTGAGTTCCACCACACGCTAGGTTTTGTTGTCATAGAGCTTGACGAGGATGACTTCCACATCAGACAGGTTACAGCTGACGAGGACGGGTCTTTCTATGACCTGCACTACAATGTAATAGCTGGATCCATACGTGAGACAAGCAAGACCGTTATGGTGTTTGGTGACCTACACCTTGGTGAGACAAACGACGATGTTCTAGACGTATCTTTCAGGATGGCTGAGGATCTGAACTGTGAGGATATAGTACTACACGACGTGTTCAACGGGCACTCCATATCACACCACGAGCGTAACCAACCGTTCCAGGTGATGGCCAGGGAGGAGGACGGATCTGGTGACCTTATGCTAGAGCTAAACAACATGGCCGCGTTCTTTGACAGGTACTCAGACTTTAACTTTGTGATGGTCAGGAGTAATCACGACGAGTTCCTTGACAGGTGGCTCAACGACGTGGACTGGAGAAAGAGTACCAACAAGAGCACCTACCTGGAGCTTGCGCATGTCCTTAAGAATGACACCATTGGCAAGGGTATAATCCCTGCTATACTGAACAAGTACCAAGTTACAAACGTGAACTGCCTAGGTATAAACGACAGTTTCAGGGTTGCTAACATAGAGTGCGGAGTGCACGGGCACATAGGAGCCAACGGCAGTCGTGGTGGTGTCATTCAGTTTAAGAACCTGAACACCAAGAACATAACGGGTCACACTCATAGTCCGTGTCGTGAGGACGGCCACTCGTCGGTTGGAACATTGACCCACCTAAGGGTTGGCTACAACAAGGGTGCATCGAGCTGGATGAACACTAATGTGGTGATCTACCCTAACGGAAAGTCACAGCACGTACACATCATTAATAATAAATACACCACGTTATGAAGTACCTACTAGTTCTAATGGCATACGAGTTTATAAGGTCAAAAATGATTTGGCTGTGGTATTATTTAATCAAAAAAGGAACAGAATAATGGAACAATCAGCAGTAGAATGGGTATTAGAGCAATTTGAAACAATCAATACTCAAAGAAAATGGAAAGAAATAATTGAACAAGCCAAAGAAATGGAAAAGAAACAGATTATTGATGCTATGGATGTTACTCAAAGAACTGATTTTTATGTAAAATATGAAGGTTCAGAACAATATTATAACGAAACATTTAAAAAGAAATAAGATGTATTTAGGAAAATGGAAAGAAAAAGATAGAGATGCAAGGATGTATTTCTATTATGATGTAGTTTTAGGTTTAACTTATTATTCAGGATTATGAGAGCAATACTAGAATTTAATTTACCCGATGACCAGATGGAGTTTAATAGAGCAAACCAGGCTTTAGATATGGCCTGTGCCTTGTTTGATATACTGCAACTGCGTAAAGCTACGGAGAGAAAGTGTGAGAACATGGCTTATAAAACTGAGGATATTTTTGATGGTATTCAGTTTATGGCAGAAGGAATAAATGAGATACTTGAGGAACACAACATTAACATTGATAAACTGATAGAATGAAAAAATTATTAAGTAAGATCGGTAGGTTTCTTGTAAAACAAAATGAAGAAGCTATTGAGGAAGAGTACTACATGCCAAAACTATTTGGTGAAGGAAAGACAGTGGAGTACGAGATCGATGGAATGACAAAGTCCTTCTGTAAATTAACTCAGTGGGCAAATGGAGAGGGCTATGATGTGAGTTTTGAAAGTGAAGTCAGTAAAGGAAGGTGGGAGAATAAAAGAATTGAACTTCATACAGACGAACTAGAAACATTCTTTGCTTGCCTTAACCACTTCAAATACTTTGGAAAATGAAACCAATTCATAAATTAAACAACGGTAATGGGGCAACACTTTGCAACCATTGTAGTAAGATTATACCCACTGGATTAACTCACGCTTTATTTTGTAGCCAAGAGTGTGCTGTCAAGGAAAACTGGAGCTATGAAGAATTTAGCGAGCAGCAATATAACTACAAGCTAGTTCGAGAAGACGGGCTGACAAAACAGTCCAAGGATGTTATGTGGCTAGAGTTTGATGAGAACGGTAGGTTCAAAGCAAAGCACAAGGACATAGCTGTAGGAAGAAGCCTACTGATGTCTCCATTCAGTCAGTTCTTTACCTGGCAGACGACAGACATAAAAGAGATTATAGAACAAAGAGAGGATTATATTAAATTCAAAACAACAAACTCAATATACGAATTATATGAATGTTTTTAGAGTAATACCAATAGACGTGTATGGACACGATATAGTAGTTTCCATAGGGCAGACAGATGAGGCTCTGTACGAAGATATTGGAGAGAACATATCTAAAAAGAATTTTAATAAAAGAATAGCTAATCAAACAAGTATAGCTACCACGTTTAAATTAAAGACTGGATGTATACTTATACGATTTAAAGATAACATAGACAACCCAGGTATTGTAGCTCACGAAGCATTCCACGCTATTGTATATTTATTTGAGAAGATAGGTATAGAGTATGCATACGAATCAGAAGAAGCATATGCCTATGCACTAGAGTATTTAACCAATAAAATTTTAAAAATAAATGAAAAAGCAGATATTTGTAGATGATAACTACGACTACGACTACGAGGTAGTAAACGACAACGTGCACACGCTAAGCAGGAGCTACGCCTCACAGTGGTCTGACCACGTAAGGGGAGAGGTGGCACTAAAGATTGAAGACGACGGCAACGGACTGGTTGTCAGGTTCAACGAGAAGGGCAGGATTGACTACTCTGAGGCAGAGCAGCTGTTCATCCTTCTGAAGCTGATAATAGACCCAGCAAAGTACGAGATCTCAACCAAACAACCACTTTAAAGACATTAAGCCCAGGGTTACTGGGCTTTATTTCTGTTCTTATATTTTTTATTGTATATGTAGATAGACTTATTATTTATCCTCTTACCAGCTGAGTTCATAGCTTTTCCCAACTCCTTCAACTCCTCACCCTCTAAGTTAGGTCCGTACCTCTGATTTAATTTCATGGCCTGAACCTCTGGAACGTCTTCGAATATAATGTCTAAAACAGACTTGTCTATGTTCATATTGTGTATGTATGTGTTATATTTTTTAGCATACTTCATATAGTCCATAGGCTCAAAGTTTTCTTTTACAAGATCAATAAGTTCCTTATTTGTTAGATTACCTCCTCCATCGTACTTCTTCTTTATCTCGTTGTAGACCTTCTGCTCGCTATTCCATACCTTGGTCTCTATTACACTCTCCTGGTATTCTCTCTCATCTTGATCCTTGTACCTTATGATTTTCTTGTCAGTGTACCTTACAACCTTCTTTCCGAAGGCATCACCAACACCTGACATAGCCTCCTTAACCTCAGAACCTAGTCCGTCACTCTTATTGAACAGTCCATCGTACGCAGAGTATATCAAAGGAATTGTAGGGTTAGTGTTCGCGCTTGTTATAACCTTCTCTACCATAACCTTAGTTCTAGCTGGTGACAATCCAAATCCAGGAGCCAGGTCCTTGTATATCTGATCAACTCTGTCATCAAACATCCCCTCTGCCTCTGGTAATATTTTTTTGTTGTCAGGCTCTCTGAAGATCTTATCTCCAGTGAACGTGTCCTTGTTTGCCCAGTAGCTAACAAGACCAGACGCTACAGGGTTCTTACCAGCTACCTCCTGAACAGTGACTGGTAAAGGATTTGATTTGTTTACTGCCTCTAGCATAACCTTAGAGTCCATGTCGTAATCTATACCCTTAGAATTAAAGAACTCCTTATATATTAACTGCTCTGCAACTGTACTGATAACAGATAGTACTGGAAGTTTTTTAACTCTATAGTACTCGTACTCACCATCTTTATTTTTCTCACCAGTGAACATGATGTGATAGTTGGCCTTCTCGTACTCACTCAAAGAGTTCATAGCATCCATTATCTTTTTAGCTCTGTCCTCGTCATCATCACCACCTACTGCATTTATAAGCATTGCAAACGAACCAGCTGCTAAACTTGAGGCCATAACCGTGTACTGAAGCACGCTGCTTGAGAACCCAACAGGATCCTTCTTAGCGAAGTCAATCGGTCTTCTTATACCCTGAAGTGCGGCGTTAAAGTAAGGGAACACAGCATCTATGTTCTTAGCCACATCTCCTCCCTGACTAAAGTCCATTGTCTCTCTAGACTGTCTTCCAGCGTTCCACATGATGTCGTCAAGCTCCTGTGCGTTTGGCTCTCTGTTGTTCTCTTTCTTAAACTCTTTAATAGAGTCCTCCTTAACCTTCTGGAACACAGACAGTCTGAACGCAACCTCTGATGTCTCACCAAGTAATGACATAGCCCTTCCGTACGCAACAAGTCCCTTCTGAACTGCCTTTGTAACCCCCTTAACTGGGTTCATTGACTCTAGAGATCTAAGACCATCACTGGCCATATAGTCTAACGCACCACCGTGGTTTATGTACTCGTTAAATACCTTGTTGTACTCGTTAGAGACAAACAGTTTCTTTACAAAGTTCTTGGTATAGTCTCTGGCCAACTGAGCTGTAGCCATAGGCTTGAACTTAGAGTACACGTCAGAGAAGAACGCTATGTTCTGGAAATCGACAGCCGTGTTACCAATAATAAACAACGGGTTTCCACCAGTAGCAAAGAACCTAAGTATCTTAGTTCCAGTTAGTTTACCTAGTGTCTCTAGTGCCTTGTTCTTATTCTTTACATCTAGAAGTTGCTTTGCGTACTGATCCTTAAGTACAATCTCCACCTTGTTACTGTCATTGAAGTATGACACCTTAGTGTATCCAACTGGCAACCTAGTGTCGTCGTACTTGTACTTCAAACCACCATCCTTCTTGGTTCCTACAACTGGGTTGTCAAGTATTATATCCTCAAATGCCTTCTTCTCTTCTGGAGTTGCTTCCTTTATAGCCTTGTCAAACTCTCTCAGCATGTTGTTCTCAAATGCTCTACCCTCTACGCTATTTATACTCATAGCAAGAAGCCACTTAGAGTCCAATATTATTTCGTTCTCGTTGTTGTCAGACAGCTTCATTATATCGTTTCTAGATATACCCAAGGACTTTGCCTGGGTGTCTATCTCGTCAACGCTTAGGTTGTCACCTATGATGTACTTGATGGTCTTTATTGGTGAGTACTCGGTATCCTTTAGAGACTCATAGGTCTCCTCACTAATTCTACCAGACTCGTACAGCTTCTTAAGGTTTAACTTAAACACATCAAAGTATTCAGTAGCTCTGTTACTCAGATCATTGAATTTCTTGTCGCCTAGTGAGTTCTTAAAGTCTGCAAGATCTCTATTAGCATCATCTATCGAGTACCCGTCCATACCCTTGTATGGTTCAAGACCTAGCTTGGCTCTGCTCTCGTTAACTGCAACCATCCTCTTGGCATATATAATCTTGTCAAGTGTGCTCACATCCTCAGAGCTTAGTCCTCCGTATATCTTCTTCTCTGCACGCTTAAATCTTTCAGATGCAAGTGCAGATGCTCCAGCCTTTGTTACTAATAGGTCGTAAGCCTTCTTAGCAGACTTGTTGTCGATCCTGTTTATTACTCTCTTTATGTAAGCCTGTCTGTCAAGAAGTGACTTCCTGAGGAACGGAGCAAGGTCCTTTATAGATACTCTTTTTTTCTTGTCATCTATAGCCTTCTTACTGTCCTCGTATATCTTATTTACAGATGGTCTATCAGTAGAAAGAGCACTAGTTATCTCTGCATCAGAGAACCCCTTATCCTTAAGGAACGCGGATATAGCAGCGTCAGAGTACTTGGCCTCCTTGGCTATCCTAACGATCTCGTTAATGTCATTAGTCTGCTGTAGTTTCTTAGTTACTTCCTGTGAGCGTTTTATTTCGGTTCCTTTACCAGGTACTGTAATTCCTCTTCCATCTCTGGATACTCCGATATTATCTCCTGATACGTCTCCCAATTTAGAGGAGTCTTTAGCTCCCTCCAACTCAACAATTCTTCCACTGACATTTTTTCTTGCTTTTTCATCTTTTAAAACATTTATGTATTCAGACCATTCAGTTATATTAGGGTCATTTGCTTCTTTGTATATATCTTCTTGTATTCCTTTTATAGTTTGTTCTCCTTTTGATAGCTTATCCCACAATCCAGATATCTTAGCTTTATATCCTGGCTTAGCTTTCTTTTCAGCTGGAAAAATAGCTCTAGCAGCTTCCCAAGTAATTGACTGTAATGCTCTAGCTTCAATTCCAAGTTCTACAGCTAACTCCCTATAAGCATCTGCATAAAAAGCAAATGTAGCTGGATCAAAATTAACTTCGTAATCATTAGATGCTAATGGCTTAAATAAAGCAATAGCCATAGCATGAGTATCAATTGTAACAGCTCTCTTGTCAGATGGATCTGCAATATTCATGTAAAAGTTTCTAACCTTATTTGCTTCTCCTAATTGATTAGATATATTTTCAATACTTCCATTTCTAAATATAGACACTCCTTTTGCAATAACATCATATCCACTGAAAGAAGAATCTCCTGTTTGATCTATATCTATTGAAGTTCCAGTAGGTATTCTTATAGGTGCTTTTCTACTTAATTTAGTATCATAATAAGACCTTATAAATATAGCGGCATCTTTATCAGATAATTCAGATAATTTTTTACCTACTGATTCTTTAAGTGTAGGAATATATGAAACCTGTGCTGCATATTTTTTTGATTTAGATACATAATAATTAAATAACTCCTTAGTAAATATATCATCTTTTTTAGAACTCATTAAATCCATTATAACATCTGCCAAATGTAAATTATCAAACCAAGGCATTTGTGGAGATTGAGTAGCTATAATAGCAGCAGATTGTTCATTAGTTACGCCATATTTTTTAGACATATCTTGTGCAATTAAATTTGCACCATCATACCACAATTTACTTATTTTTCTAATTGTAGGAGAAACTGAATTATATACAGATAAAAGATTTGCTTTTACAATATCCTTAGATTTATTATAAATAGCTTCTGATTTAGCAATAAGTTCTTTATCAGTTAATTTTTTTGCATTTTTACCTAAACCATAAAACAAATCTTTGTATAACGAATCTTTAATTGTTTTAGATTTAATATCTAATACCATATTTAATTGATCGTTCAAGTCTTTTGTTTTAACAATATCTTTAATGTATTTTATAGAGTCTTGTAAAGATTGTATTGTAGCAAGTTTTTCTTCTTTAGAAAAGTCTTCAGATACTTTTTTCTTCTTTACCTTATCTACTTCTTTTGATAAAGATTTTATTTTAGATTCTAATTTCTTTTTATTATTTTCTAATATTTTATTTATATCTGCTTTTTCGGCTCCTATTAAATTATCTTTTAATTCTTGTTTTACATCAATATTAAAAGTGTTATAATTACTTAGTTTAGAAGCAACTGTATTGTAACTTGCTGGAGCGTTTATCTTTACGTTTTCTTGGTTTATTTCTCCAGAAAATGAAACAAATTTTTCTTTAGCTTTTGTTTTTTTCTGTATCCATGTAGGTATAGATTTTCCTTTTACAGTTTTAGAAACTACTTCTTTAGCTATATTAGTAGACTCGTCTTCAGAGAGTTGTCTTCTAATTTTATTAATAATTCCTTTTTCTTTAGCTTTAAATATAGCCACATCCTCCGCACTAATAACCTCACCAGTGGATATCTTTCCAGCTAGTGTGTTGAGCAAGTCTATTACCTCGTTATCTGTGAACGGCTTAAGTCCAAATGTCTTAGCCAGTGCGTCTAACCATCTCTTAACTATACTCTTGTTAGCTGGAGACATCTTTGGATACCCGTCAGCTATTATACCGATTAACTCTGCAAGTCTCTCCTCATCCCTGATAGTCTTGTCTGTGTACCTTGCAGCGAACGCGTCCAGCTCAGCCCTTAGCTCTGGACTTGCAGTCTTGTATACAGCGTCAACCATACGGGCGGTTATCTCCTGAACGGCCTTATCTCCCTTTATCTTGTCTAGGATCACAGCATGGAACACCTCGTGAGCAACAGTCCTGCCGTTTGCCTTCTGTTTATTTATGTGGATTACCTTGTCTCCTCCTGCACTGTATATGTACATACCACCAGAACCTGACTCTCCTGTAGCGTTCTTATAAGCCTCGTTAGTCTCGTGAACAATAAACTCAACACCAGGAAGGATTCCCTTTAGTGCCTCCTTGGCGTTGTCAACCTGTGACATTCTAAAGCCCTTGTCACTCTCATCAAATAGTTTTGCTAGGCCCTCAAGCTCCGTGTCGATGGATGGCTCTAAAAACGAGTCTCTATAAGCCATAGCCTCGTCGTAGTCATCAAAAGTCTTCTCCTCTATGTCTAGCTTACCCTCTGGGTCGTAGACCATTGCAACCACATCTGGAGTGCCGTGCTTCTCCTTGTTCCATCCTTCTGGAGCATACTCCTCATTAAAAGGAACCCTAGATACAACTCGAAATCCGTTCTTCTCGTACAGCTTTGTTAGGTATCCATCAAAGTTATCCAACTTCTTACCACCGATCTTTACTCTTTCTCCTTGAACTGCTTGAGCTGTACCTTTAGCTGACTTATCATACTTGAACATTCCAACCATGTTACCATCTTCGGTAACTATACCCATCCCACCTTGTTTGTCTACTAATCTTCCGTTCTTAGCAGCGTCTAAAATAACTTCGTCTGAAGGAATATCTACAGACCAATACTGTTCTGGATCACTTTCTTTTATATTTGTAATCCTTTCTTTGTATATTCTAGCTAGCTCTTCTGGTCCTTCAGCTTTTTTAGTACCTGGCTCAGTAACTTCAACTGCTGCTGCTTGGGTAGCTTCTTCAGCCTCTCTAAGTTGTCGATTGAGTTCTTCATCGTTTTCTAATATTTCGTTTATAGCTTGTCTCTGTTCTGGTGTCTCTGTCTGCTTTAGTAGGACCTGATACGCAGCATCTTCCGCAACCTGTCCCTCGTACATGACGGTCTTTCCAGCGTCATCCTTTAAGGACACAGCCTTAACATTCCCGTCGTTGTCGTACTCGATACCATAGTTAGGTAACTCTGACTGCATATTCCACTCGTTCTCTCCTACCTTAACCTTACCCTCTGGAGTTACGCTTACCATCTCCTCCTGTGGCTTAATTCCTAGTTCCTCTACGGTCTTGTCAGATATCTCATCTATATTTCCAAGGTCGTATATCTTCTTGTTCTTATCCTCGAATATAACCCTCTGACCCTCCTGGTACACGTCACCATCGATAGGGGTCTCTAGCTTAACGCCAGCCTGTGACTCAAGCGTAGCGGGTCTGTTTATAACGTCTGTTACCTTCTGCCCTGATGGTTTTATTTCAGTAGGTTTTACCTCTTCTACTGCAGGTTCTTCTACTGCAACTTCTTCTACTGCAGGTGCTTCAACAACTGGCATCTTAGCCAACTCTCTAATCTTAGTGTCTATAGCGGTAATCTCCTCGTTTATATCTGGATGAAATGCAGTATCTATGGTCTTCTTTTTTTCTTCTAAGTTCTTCTTTTGAACTAGCAAGTCTATCTGATCAGCGGTTACATTCTCTGGAGCGTTAGATACTGCAACTGAAACGTCATTAGCAAACTTGTATGCAGTTATAAGGGCCTCCTTAGCCTTCTGATCATTTAAAGGAGAGTCTATCTCATCAAGAAAAGCGTCCTGTAGATCGTATATATTACTATGGATGCTATTGTATAAGTCCTTCTTGTTTTGTTTAAACTTTTGATTTACAGAAACAGTACCCAAGGCTCCAGATAATAGTGCAGTTGTAGCTACTAACTCCTTCTGTCTACTCATATTAAAGAACTCAGAGTTCTTGTGGTTTAGTAGTAGTGAGTACTTAAGGGCATCCTCAGTTGCTAGTATAACCTCTTCTTCTCCTAACTCTAAGGCCATACCCTTAAAGAAGTCCTTTGTTACATTCTTTGTGGCCTGCTTTGTGACTGCCTGCTTTAGATTTCCTTTGAATAATGACTTTAATGAAGCCCCTGTTAAAGAGTCAAGATACTTGTAATCAGGCATTATGTTTTCAGACACCCCCTCAGCTAATGCCATAACATTTGCATAAAGAAAGGCTTTTGAGTCGTCCATACCTATTTCTTTAGCTTCTCTATAGCTATCTGCAATAGTTACCTTGTACGCAGTCTCAACAACCCTTAACTTATCTGCAAAGTCCTTACTGTACTTTGGATTTATTAACTGAGATATCATTGACTGAGGAGTACCCTCTATCCTTCCCTTCTTTACATCACTCATTATCTTTAATGTAAACGGAAGTGTCTTAGCAATAGTCTTTCCTGCACTATAGTAACTTGGATTAAATTCTCCGTCAACTACAATGTTACCCCTCTCTGTCTGAGAGCTAGGAAGAAAGTTAAGATTTGTTGTATCATTTATAAGGTCCATTGTAGCCTCTATAGGCGTGTAGTCCTCTGGTCTAGATATTCCAGTTAACTGGTTAAACTTTTCTGCTACCATTAAAACTAGACTAGGAATACCAGTGCGTGCCTTAGCACCAACTTGAACTGTGCCTTCCGCAAATGTAGATATAAGATCCAGTGTATCTGGTATAAAACCCTCGTACTTACTGTTAGGTATTGCCTCATCAATATCCCTGTTTATATCTGTTATCTTAAAGTTATTCTTTAGTAATTTCTCAGAGTAATCTAAAGCTAACTGAGAATTAAATGCATCACTACTATCTTTAAAATCCTTCTGAAATTTTAATTTCTCTTCAAGTGGAATAGCTGGATTATCCTTTATGTTTTTAATGTAGTTATCTGCATCATTTTTTAATATATTGTACTTGTCATTAATTACCTCAGTCTTTGCTGAATTTATTATTGCCTCCTTGGCCTCAACAGGAAGAGCTCCCTTGTACCACTTTACCTTAGTCTCTTCTGGAGCGTCATCAAATCTATCTATAATTTTATCCTCTACGTCTTTATTTAGATTTATTATATCAGTCGTGAAGTACGAATACTTTCCGTCTGTAGCTCCGTAAACAAGTCTCTCAAGTGATGGATCCAATAACCCCCCAGCCTGCCTTTGTATCTGCTTAATAGCTGTCTGAGCTGGCTCAAACTCTTGGTCAAGTTGAGCCTTCTGTTTTTGTAGTGCCTGGTACGTACCCTCTGTAGTTAGGTCCTCAGGTCTTCTTCCTAGTCTAGTATTTCTTTCTTCAAGGTCAGATAGCTGTTGTTCAACCGCCTTCTTCTCGTCAGAAACCATTCTATAGTACTTATTAGGTTTTGTCTCAAGTGGAGTTGACTCAACTAGTACAGGCTGTTTAGTTTCATACATAACAGAAGATGCAGGACGTCCCATTGGAGTCTCTGGAAATAGTACAGAAGGCTTCTTCTTTACAGGTGGACTAGGCGGCCCACCTAAACCATCCGATTCCTGTTGAGGTTCCTGTGCGCCTGTAGCCAAAGAAGTATACAGATCTTGAGGTTGTGAGTCTGATCCCCACAGTTCCTCTTGAGAACGAGGCTTTGAATCTACTTTTTTTTTTAAACCTAATGGATCATTTTTTTTAATTCCTAGCGGGTCTATCATAATTATATTTTATAACTTTTAACATCTTCTTCAGTATATCCCATATCTTTCAATTGCTTCAATGTATATGTCTTTCCTTTTATTTTATAAGAAGAACTTTTTGTTTTAGTAGCACCACCACTTGTTTTTAAACTTTGAAGCTGACCTTTATCAACTCCTAACTGTTTTAATATAGAAGTAAACGCCGCGTCTCCTTCTTTTACGGTAACAGTATTCATTTTTTTACCTGATGCGAAGTCAAACTCGTCCTTTACTCCAGTATAATTATCATATAATAAGTACAAACTCTTGAGTCTTGGAGAGTATCCTATTTGTGTAATATTCTGAACGTCACCGCTCTTTCCTATTGAAATTGCAGCGTTTCTAACATCTACAACAGTCTTTCCTTTCATTCCTTTATCTGGAGTTGGATCTCCAAATATAGGTTGCTTAGCTTGGTACTCTAACAACTGTCCAGCAGTAAGTCCCTTATCTCCGCCTCCACCACCGCCACTGCTTACAGTCTTAATAGGCTCTGCCTCGTATCCAAGCTGTGATCTTAGGTTATCCTCAACAGCCTTCTCTGCCTCAGCCATCTGTGCTTTTGTAAATCCAGAGGGGTTGTAGTTCCCAGTTCCGTCTAACTTATATGTGATCAGTTTCCCTGCCTTAGAGAGCTCTTTTTCTTGATCGGTATACTTACTAGGGTCTGTCTGGAATGTAGCCTTATATCCACCCACAGTGTCCATCAGGACGCTTCCAATTGCCCTATCTGTTGATAGAACACTGTTTGCAATCTGCTTGGACATGTTTGAGTAGCCTGGCCTTGCTGTTGGGTCCGATACCATGCTTCCAGCGGTCATCTTCTTGAACTCTGCAATCTTATTATTCTTAGCAACCTCAGCAGTCACGTTCACCTTTAACGGGGTGTCTCCCATCAACTTTAATAAGGTAGTAGCGCTAGTAGGTTGAAACTTTGTTGTGTCTATCTTACCAGTCTTGTCGTACTCTGCAGCGTACAGGTTGCCACTGGCTGGATCTATGTAGGCCTTCTTATTCTGTAGGTCCTGCATGCTTCCAAGTTTCTCCATCATGTCGGCAGCCTGCTGTCCAACAAGTCCCTTATTTTGAAGATCTACGAACTTGTCATAGTTAGCGTTCCAGTTCTTAGAAACACCAGTAAATGCTGCCCATGAGTCCTTCTGGTTCTGAAGGTTCATCTTGTACTGGTTGGGGTCTATCTTGCCCTGCTTCAGAAGTTTCTGTTGCATTAGAGTGTACTGCTTGGTAGAGTTGGCCGCATCCTGTATGAATGTTCCCATAGATTGGCTGTGTCCAACATCCACCTTGTTAATCTCGTCAACATAACTCTGGGTTACATCGTCGATCTCCTTACGCTTTGCCTCCCTGCCCTCTTCAATCTTTGTTAGATTCTGTGTAAGGTCGCTTGCAATCTTACCCCAGTCAACTATAGGGTTACCTGCCTCACCTCTGTCCTTATATCCGTAGTATTCCATTTATTTATTGATCAAAAGAATTTGCATATTTATCGTACCAACTTCCAGCCTCTTTTTGAAGCTGAGATAATGTCTTTCTTGGAGCAGTTACTCCAGAAACCATATTAGGATTATTCATAGGTCCAAATGCAGAAGGAGCACTAATTGAGCTAGTAGGAATTGTTCCAGGTGATCCAAAACTAGATGATGAATAATTAACTCCTCCAAACCCAGATGCATTACCAGGTTGTCCAGCTATAGAAGTATCGGTAACTGGAGCTCCAGTATTCCCATACAAAGGAGCTGCCTGTAATGCCATTTGCCCTAATCCAGCTACACTAGATGCTATTCCTCCGTAAGCTCTCATCTTAGCAGCCTCTGCATTTGCTGCAGCTGCCTGCGCACCAATAGCGCGTTCCTGGTTCATCTTAGCTATCTGGTCCCTGTTTGCCATCTTCTCCTTCATCTGAGCAGCCTCTAACGAGAACAGGTCCTCCCTCATCTGGTTTGTTGTTATAGCCTGAGCCTCTGTGGCTGCAGCCTGAACCTTTCCAACACCAGCGGCAAGTGACCTAGTGTCTGCCTCCTGTAGCGCCTGAAGCGCCTGCATCTGCTGTGCGGTTCCCTCTCTTCCAGCCTGCTGGTAGGCCTCCATAGGTAGCTGTACGCCACCTGCAAACTCCTTCTGGTACTCTGCCTCTGCCTTTGCTGCAGCCTCGCTAGCTGCCTGCTCTGCTGCAGACTGAGCCTTTGACTGCTTGGCCGCTGCCGCTAGGTTCATCCCTATTGACGCTGCTGTTCCTACTGCTGCTATAGCTACTCCTGTTACTAATGCCATTCTATAATATTTTTATCATTTCTAAACATCCCTTGGATCCCTTTACGTATCCAAGTTCCTCGTATATATTTATTAGACTCTCGTTCTTTAGAGACACGTACGTGTACTTTGCCCCTACGTTCTTTAGTATATTTCCTAGTGAGTTAATAAGAGTTGACAGATATAACTTCCTGTTCTCTTTATTTCTGTACTCTATATTTGATACCACAAACTCAACCCATCCAACCTTAGAGTTTGTCATGTAGACAAATCCAGCACATACTGGAACCTCCTTGTCGTATATAATTAGACCACCTGTTGCGTCCTCTGGAAGGAAGTCCCTAGGAGGTGCCGACCATCTCCAGTCCTTCCACCACTTTGTAAGTATCTCGTCGTAGTCGCTATGCTCTAACTTTCGTATATACATACTGCAAAGGTAGTGAATTTTTAAGGATTACTTTTGAAAATACTTGACTGCACATTGTACAACTGTACCCTAGTAGTTGCGGTATTCTCTAACTCAAACTGCATGAAGTACCCCCTCAGTCCATAAGACTCAGCCTGTAGGTTCTTAGAGCATATCACCATGTCAGTTACAAGCGGAAGACTTCCTCCTAAAACAGATGCGTTTACCGTTATAGACTTAGCAGTCCTTGACATAACAGGTCCTATGAACCGTGTTGACGGCACTGCATTAGACACTATCGCTCCAGCGTATACGTCACTGCCTGTGCTTATAATACTTCCTATATCTCCTGCAAATGTTACAACAACAGCAGCTGGATTAGACGTATCAACAGATGTTGGCACACCTATACCGTGGTTAGACCTAAGCTTAGGGTCGTTATTATTTGATGCCCCACGTATATACGCAAAGTATCCTCCCTCCTTCTCAATAAATTGAGATTTAGAGGCTGTACCCTTAGAAAGATCCGTGTAGAACGTACAGTCCCAAGGAGTGTCGTTGTTTGTAACAAATGTGTTGAAGTTCTTCACAACATTTGGTTGTACGTTGAATACCCCAGCCACTTTTGATATATATGGTGGTGGTGCGTCATAGAACTGGTTCCTTGTCTCGTTTACGTTGTGTCTCCACAGGTTGCCACCCTTAAATGTGTAGAAGTAGCTGTTCATCCCGATCATCTTCTCTGGTTCGTAAGAAAAGAATGATGGCCACCCCTTTGAAGCCTCGCTGTATACTAGTGTGTTTGCCATATTGTTATTTTATTAAGGACATATTCTAACTGAATACCATGCTGTATTCTCTGACCCTCCTGTAGATCTGATAGTAACTAAAGAGTTTACTAAGTAATCTGCTGTAGTGTACTTCCACCACACAACCTGATCATATGTACGACCTCCTATAGTCATAGACGGTACAGTATATCCAGTATCACTTGTATACTCTGTCTGACGTGTAGGTACTGCTCCTTTATTTGTTCCTATAAACTGATCCACTGGTAGGTCTGGATCGTTTGGTAATGAATTAGAAGGAAGCGTTCCCCAAACGTTATCAAATGGGCCATAGTTTCCACCATAAGTGCCTGTAGCTGATTGAGAAGTTGTAGCCTTCTTGTTTACTCCTCCATTTTGTGGTAACCCATGATAAATCTCTAGTTTATCAACCTGTCCAATAGGATCAAAAAGAAATACAATTACACCACCTGTTGAATTTAAGTTAACGTATTGATCACTTAATTCAAGTCCTCCAGCATCACCAGTTCCATCACAAGGAACTATAACTATAGTTGTAAAGTTTAACTGATCCCCATATATAGTCTCTCCAAACACTATAGCGTAAGCCCTGACGTAGTAAGTGACTCCAGATGTCAGTCCAGTTGCATTTAATGAGTACACTCCCTGACCCCTTACAGTGTCTGTTATAACACTGTTTGCTGTAGTAGGGTTAGTACTTGTTCCGTAGACGAATCCTCTTATGGCGTTTACATCACCTCCGTTGTTTATAAAGTCACCATTAAATGTTGCTGTGGTCTCTCCAACAGCAGTTATAGACACAGTGTCTACATTAGGACACGGCAAAAGATCTATAAGCATACCGTTTATTTGTTGTCTATAGTATGAGTCATATGAGTAAAATCCGTCTGGAGCTATATCTGTCAGTAACTCATCTAGGAATACTGATGTTGCGTTTGAAAAACTTGCTGAGTTTATATATACAATCATAATTAATAATCTAAAGAAACTACTTCTAAATGAAATCTTAAATTTTGTCCTACACTAGCTGTTTCTCTAATCCATATTTCAGCAGTTGTCGCTGAAATTACTCTAAAAACTGGACAAAGTATAAGATCATCATTAGCAGCATCAGCTCCCAAACTTTGAATACTGATTCTTATAAAATAATTAGTATTTATCATTGAAGTAGCAAATGTAACTGTAACATAACTTCCACTACTTAAATAAGCTACTGCTGATAATACATCTCCACCTACAGTTAACGGTCCTGTTGTTCCTCCTACCTCTAATCCTGTAAACCAACCTCTATTGGAAGGAATTGCAGCATTCATTATTGAAGATTCAACATCTCTATGTTCTATTGCTGTAATACTTGTTCCAGACTCTAAGTTTGTATTTATTTTTGTTTGCAATAATTCTTTTCTTGTTGGCATTTTTTATATTTTTAAATTGTTACTGAATAATCTGTTGCTGAATAATCTAACATGGTATAGTCTGGTAAAATGCAATTACACGCATTAAATGAAGACAACTCGTCGTAACATAGTTCTAATCCTGTGCTTATTGAATAGTCCCAAACTAGATATAGATACTGATATCCATATGGGTTATCGTATAAAAAGCTAGCCTCGTAGTTCCCAGTTGACGGGTTGAATATTGGAAGTGCTACATCTAATTCATTCTTCAATAAGTTAATCTCACTCTCTGAGTATGGATCTGGAGATACCAGATACTTAAAGTTATTATTATTAAAGACAAACGTATCTCCAGTAAGTTTATTAGAGCTCATCTTAACCGTACTTCCAAACGCAGGTATAACTCCAAACGAAGCCATCTCTGTGTCTGCATCGTATAGAGATACGGTATCGCTCTCCATTATTACGAAATCAGTATTAGTTGTGCTGGTATGAGGTCCAAGTGTCCAGTTATAGTTATTATGTATGGTCTTTCCTATGTCATCAACAGAGTTTAAAACAACCCTAACTACTGTGATCTCTTCAGATGCTGCGCAATTAAATAGTATGCTATACGTAGCATTAACAGGATCCATCTCTACCTCTATTATAGTTGGGTCTACTAGTGTCTTGCTAAATGTATACGATCCATTTCCAGTCATTGTCTCATTTATAACCACAGCCCCATTATACCTAACAATTATATCAGAGCTTCCACTAGAGAAGTTATAGTCTATAATAACATCGCCAATTATACTTCCAACCTCAACATAAAAAAATAATGGAGTAGATGTATTTTGCTGAGATATTGTTGTTCCACAGTTGTACACTATTGGCTCTGACGGTAACTTATTATCACTAAGAGATAGTACGTACTCCTTCATATACGGGTCGTAACCTCCAATATTCTGGTAGCCAACCCTGTCCTTAAACTTGTTCCTAAACCAGCTGCTCATTCCAGTGTTAGATATAGGAATCAAATCCTCACCCTTTAGATTAAGGACCACGTTCCTCTTAGTGTCTGTGAAGTATGAGTCGTACCCGTACACAACAAAGCTCTCTGGGTTGCTACTTATTCCGTACTCCTCTATCCTAGCTATCTGAGTTCCAAGAACCTCTGGCGTAGCTGTTATTGCTCCACCACCAGCTGCATCAGAAAGTAAGTTCTTACCAACTAACACATTTGAAACCTTATCCTCTTGAAGAACAAGTACATCTGTCTGCCTTGCGTGTAACACGTTAATTGGTCCGAACGACTTCTCACAGTCCTTCCAGTTTACAAGTGCAAGATTAAACTCATTAAGTTTGTTTATATTTGTCTCTGCGTTATATATACCACTGTATGTGATACCAGCGTACCTGTGAGCCTCCTTGAAGTCTTCCTGTGAAACAGCTGTAACCCTGCTACCTAAGTAGAACGGAACCCCTGTTAGTGCATCGTTTATCTTATAACTCTCTACACCGTTGTTAAACATGAAGCAGTTAAAGAAATCTAGGTCTATTATAGCAGGTTGTGAATCTGTCTGGTTCTGGTCATTATCTCTATTTCCACTCATGTGGTACCCATCAACTATATCAAAGCTCTGACTATTCTCATAGTATATCTCCCCATTAGATGGTTCTGGTTGTGTCTCAAATATTAAAGAACCAGACCCTGTCTGTACGATTATATCTAATGTAACCCTAGAACGTGTAGAACCACAGTTAGGATAACCAGATGTTCCCATAAATCTAAGCCTTCCCTGTTCATAATCTTCACCATATTTGTTTATAGAAGAAGCACCAGAAGCTGCATTCTCAGCTTGAAAGAAAAAATTATTTACAAACTCTCCATAAAGAGGTCCCATATTTACATTGTAATCTTTAAACGTAGTTGATACAGTGGCAGGAGGGCTAATAGGTCCTTCATTTCCACCTTGTATTCCATCGTTTAAGTCAGGACCTTCTGCGTTAAACCAATCAAACATATTATCATAATTATTCGCTGATACAAATGTTTTGCTGTAGTCATAAGAATAAGAATTACATTTATTCCCCCTTCTTCTTCTATATATTCCAACCTTAAATGTTATCTGAGAACCTACTGGAACCTTGAATGGTCTGTACTGTCTATTATTTTGATTAATTGTATCTCCTTCAATATACTCTGGATTTAACTCATCAAAGTAGTATGGAACATAAGAAGATTCTGTTACAGAACCATTCCATCTGAATGAATCAGGATCATACTCTGCAGAAAAATCTGAAGGTCTAAGTTTCATATATAAACCAGCTGGTTCTAATATTTCTTCATCTCTTTCATTTTTATTTCCTTTTATAAAATTTGCACCCTGTGTAACTAGTTCAAGAACAGTTGCCTCTACTAAATTAGAAACAATTCCATTTGTATCTTTTTTTACTATTAGTGTCTGATTTTCAGATACCTTCTGTCTATTTTGCCCCTCTAATTTAAACCATGTATTATTAGCATTATCATTAAAGAACAGGTTTGTATATACTGTCTCATAAGAAGACACAGACTGCTTTAGAACAAACTTATATTTTTTAGCCCAAACTGGAGGTAAACTATTTAGAGTTACCCTAATATTATTTGAACTTCCTGAATACTCAGGATCTATAAATACAGTATTATTCACATCTACAAGTGCCGTAGAACTCCTTAGATACTCATCCATATAAACTATAGCAACCTCATAATCTCTATTACTATGTAAACTCTTCTTGGCACCTAACTCGCTAAAATATACATCTGTAATTGAGTTCTTAAAGTACTGATACGCATATAAAAAAGTCCCAGGAGTACCTGGATTTTCTGTTCTAAACTTAACAGCAGGACACTGTAGTCCAATTATATTGCTACCTGGAAAAGAAGTTATTAAGAAAGATCCATCTATACTAAATACTCCACTATCTATATCGTTCCATATACCATATGTTCCGTCAGCCTGTTTTGAAACCTTGTCTGCGTTATATATGTCTGTTAAAGAACTTCCAGTTGTTGCTTGTGCATACGGCTTGTGTGTTGATACAGCATCTACGAACTCTTGACTTGTAGCCATCTGAAATACTGTGTCGTAGTCCTTCTCTAATAAAAAATAAAATGGATACGAAAAATTATTTGAAGCTCCAGGACCTGGAGAGTCTGGCGTATTGTCAAACGCAGAGTTTCCAGAGTATGAGTCGTGTACAATATTAAAGTCTATACTTAATACCCATCCCTTCTTTAATTTAAGTCCAGTTAAGTCTATGTTTATATTTGAATCAACTACAGTTTTAATTATATCTATTGTATATGCTTTTCCACTAGTATAATCAACAGAAAGTGCACTGTCTTCTACATCAGAACTTATAACCTCTAAAGAGTAATCAATCTCTCCTACATCATACCCATCCACATAGTTCCCGTACATTATTCTATTTCCAATAGATGTCTGAGCCTTTGCAATTCTAGGCACGTTGTCGTACAATCTAAGCAGCTCACTCTCTGTAAGAGTTGTGTATATCTTTCTATTTGTAAATACTAATGACATTGGTATATTATTAAACCACTGCTCTTTATTCTTATCAAACTTTTCTATTATATTTACAATGTTTGAGTCAGATAACTTAAAACATATGTCAACTCCTACTACTTGTTTAGGTCCAGTATTAAATTCTACCTTTACTGAATTAAAAGAGTTTCTCATTCCTATGTTTTCAAAACTAGTATAGTCTAGCTTAAACTCTCCTGGTTCAAATGCTATATCTGCAAACTGAGATAGCGCACTATACTCTCCATCAAGGTATCTGTATCTATAAGAAAATGAAATAAATTTATCTAGAATATAGTTCTCCTCTCCTGGAGAATTGTATAAAGAAATTTTTGGAGAGTTCATAGGAGGAGCAACTATTACAGATATGTCACTCTCATCAAATGTAGTATAACTGCTATTTACATTAATTCTCCTTGGAGGGTTTAGGTTGTCCGTCCAAAATAATAAGTCGTCAATCTTATTTATACCGTTTATAAGGTAATCCTTATCGAATTTTAAAATAGGATTTAATGACAAAGATACTAGGTGATTTGTTGTAACACCAAAAAATACATTATACGAGAGTACAAGGTCGGCATCAGTAGATGTTACAAACCAGTATATAGTCTCATTAGCACTATCCTCATACGCTCCTATACACTTTGCGTCACTACTTACGTACTGTATGTCTGTTAACGAAGTGTTTCCCTTTGAGTTCTCTATAGCACCAATACTGCCAAGATCTGAGTTACTTGACGCACCTAGTTCTGTAGATCCGATCCTTATGTTTAGTGCATCTATGTACTCACCATCCTTTATGAATCTCTCGTCAAGGTCCTTGTTCATTCTTCCAGCGTAGAACAATGCCTCAGCTGTATTTAGTCCATCTGCCATACCTATTTAATCCATTTATCTTTACCTCTCATGTTCATAAGAAGTCTCCCTGGGTGAATGTTTCCGAGTCTTATTCTGGTATTCCTTAGTATTGCTGTTCTTTCTTTTTTGGCTCTCTGTACAACGTACTCCTGAACACCTAGCTTAGATGACAGTATCTGGTACTTTATGTGAGCGTACAGAAACTCCTCGGCCATCTTGTTTATGCTTATTTTTGAGTCGTCTCCCTCTTCCATTCCATCTGACACGTACTCAAGTATACAAAGCTCTCCAGCCATTCCAGATCCAAAGTTTATAACTCCAGACTTCTTGTCTATTCTATATGTAGGATTTATATTAGCAGTCTCAGTGTTAAGACCAAACCTAGACCCTATTGGGTAGTCGAAGTACCACATCCCGTTGTAGTTGAACCCCTCTCTTCCACTGAATGGACCAGATCCTGGGTACATTGTTCTCTGTTGGTTTGTAATCCTATCATTATCCATTATAGAGGTTCCCTCTAAGACATCTCCATCCTCATCAAATAATATCCTGCAGTTGTTATCCTGAAGGTAACTGTTGCTATAGTTTGTCTGAATGTTCTCTGTGAGTGGACGAAGAACACCGTCCTTGTATAATGATATCCTTACGTAGTTTACATAGTTGTCTGGCAGAACGAACTTAAGGTCATCACATATGCTTATCTCAAGAACCTTTATCTCTTTAAGTGCGTCGTAGTTTACCTCCTGTATTCCTCTTTTTGCATGAAACAATACATTGTACCTAGATATGTTATTAATTAACTTATCATTTCCGACGTACATCAGCATAAAGTTATTCACAATATCATCCAATGATGTGTACTGATACGAACCCCAGTTCTCACCTTCTGGATTTCCTCCAGAGTTCTCATAGTATTGATACCCAGTTAAGTATGCCATTATTACCCCTGTATTTGTTTATTACTATTCTGCTCATTAGTACCAAACTGGTACACATCTCCCTCTCTTATAGACAGACCAGCGTACTTAAGTATCTTAGCTACTATTAATGGCTCATCTGTAGACGGAAGCTCGAAGTCCTGGTAGTCATTATTTTGATTAAATACAGGAGATCCGTTAACCATTATATATGTCCACTTTGGATCCTTTGGAATCCTTATGTACTGAGACTTAACATTGTCTATAATTGTGTCTGGATAGACAGTTATATTGTTACCCTCCTGAGTATACACTGGGTATAACTTAGATGGAGACGTAAGGTTTGAAGATAAAAGGTTTAGAACCTTGTCGTGTGATATCCTATCTATCTCCTTAGAACCGTATCTAATTGTGTTTACGTAGTAGTAGTCACTAGGTAGCTCGAATAAATCTGAATCATAGGCAAGAGTAGCTGTTGAAGAGAGGCTGTCTATAACCTCCTCAGCAAGTTTAACCATGTCTGCATATCCAGTCCCAGACTGTCTATTGTTCATCTTATTTATCCAGGTGTTGTACTGGTAAAAATAATCTTCAAATATATCTATCTGTGCCTGCTTAGCAAATAAATTAAAGTCATCTGGCGTTATATAACCAAAGTTATTCTTGTTTACAGCAGACAGCACAGTACTTCTAACTGAGTCTATCATTATTAAAAACTTTTTACAAAGATAACAAAAAAAAACACCCCTTATTTTGGAGTGTTTAATTTGAATTACTTGATGTTATTCTCTAGTAACTTTAAGACCTCAATCCCTTCGTCTGTCTGAAGGTATGATGCCAGTATGTAGTTCTTATCCTCTCCATAAGGAACGGTAAGTATCTTCTTCTTGTTTTGTGGTAAGTTAAAGTAGATGTCTCTGTCCTTATTCTTCATAACAATTATATTGTACTCAAAGAACTTAGCGCAGGTATTCTGTAACTTTAACATAGGGTCATTAAGCATATTTAAGAAGTCTGTTGGGTACGATTTAGCGTAAACAAATACGTCCCTCTTAAGCTCTGCTGTAGACATCTTCTCAATGTTTGCTCCTAATAACACTCTAGATACTGCCTCTAGCATCTCTATGTTTAATTCTCTAGCTGCTAATAAAGCGTCTAGTTCTGCATTAAAGTATTCGATATCGCTTGCGGCATTCTTCTCATTGTTTACCTCTTCGAATACATCTCCATATCCTGGATGTAGAGATAAGAAGTGCTGTAGAACTGGATTTGTTTTAGGAACAACTAGTGCCCCATCAACAAAAACAATCGGCTCTAGTATAGAGTTTCCGTCCTGTTCTTCCTCGAATGGTGATTTTTGATTTACGGCATAACGTAATGCCCTGTTTGATGTTCCATCGAAGTGAAGTAGAGGTGCTCTACGTGTATTCCTTGATGACAACATGTAAGTAAGTGGAGTTGAGTCTCCCTTTAGAATGTAGATCTTATCTACTGATACTGCTTGATTTTTCATTTGATGTGATTTAATTTATTAAAAAGAACACGGCGATAATCGCCGTGTCCAATATTAAGGTATTCTAGTTTGTGAACAAGAAGAAGTTATTAGCTCCTAATGTACATAAAGCTCTCTCAGATAAGAAGTGAACCTCCATTGCATCTAAGCTAGAGTTTTGTGCTCCACCTGCAGAACCTGTGATCCAAGTCTTGTAACGTCTGTCTTCTGTCTCAGAAGCTCTGTAACGTACGTGTAAGAATGGACGTTTAGCGTTTTTACCAAGAACCTGATCGTATACTGTAGTAGATCCAGCTGGAACTAATACACCATTGATAGCACCACCAACGATACCACCTCTAAGGGCTGCATCATTTAAGTACTTCCAGTCAGTCTTGTAGAAGTCATAACCTCTACGGAAACCTGTGAACCCTAAGTTCAATGCCATCTCCTTGTCGTTATCAAACAAACCATAAGATGTACCACCTGCTCCGTAAGAGTTTTGAGCTGCTAACATATCGTCAATATCGAAAGAGAACTGACGGTTGATGAACAATACGTTCTCTTCGATAGCACCTTGCTTGTCAAGTCTCTTGATGATCTCATCAAAGTCAGACAATGCAGTTGGGTTACCACCACTGAATACGTTACCTCTGTTTCCAATAACGTAGAACATACCCTCAGACCCTTTGTTTCCTACAGCAGTAGTAGCAATAGCTCCAGAAGCTGCCTCAGCAGGAACTGCCTCGATCATAGACATCTCTAAGTAATCCTCGAAACGTAAACGAGTTTCGTGCTCTGATTTAATGTACCACAAGAATCCTGTAGCTCCATTCTCAGTTGTAACCTCAATCCATCCAATCTGAGCCATGTCAGATCCAGTAACAGCGTACTTCTCTTTGATGATGATTGGGTTGTTAGAGAAGATAGAGTCAGAAGCCTCAACAGACTCAACCATACCTTGTGTTCCTTTTCTGAACTCAGAACCGTATACAAAACAACTTACAGTATCTGTAGCTGCAAATGTTTGTCCTGCAGCAGCGTAGTATGCAACATCAAATGTGTTAGCACCAGAAGCAACAGCTGTGATGATACCCTTGTTTGATTTTGAAGACGCGTTGTCAGAGATCAATACTGTTTGTCCAACTTTAAACGCAATTCTAGCAGTACCAGAAAGGTTAGAAGATGGGATCAATGTGTCAGAAACTGTGATTGTTGCAGTATCAGCTCCAGCTGCTGCTCCAGATGCACAGTTTACGTACTTAGTGTGTAGACGCCCTTGTTCAGCCCACTTGATAAGGTCTGATGTAGATGGCATCTCAGCTCCAACAGCTCTTAAGAAAGATGCTACTGAGCGATTTCCATATCGTTCGAACTCTTTCTCGTAAGTATCAGGAAGATACTGGTTCAAGAAGTTGAAGTCCGTGATGTAATTTGTTGCAAGAGTTTGTCTCGTTGCGCTTGGTTGTAATGCGAACCCTGGGGTACTTGCTACTTGTGCTGGCATGTTTTTGTGTTTTAAATGTTTCTATTACTTTTTATTTTTAGTCCTCTTCCGCTATCACTTTCAGTAGCTACAACTTTAAAACCAGATTGGCTGATTGACTGCGGAGTACTCCTGGTATCCATGTCAATGTTCTTAATTTTTCTTGCATTATCTAATAACGCCTCAGCCTTGCCCTGTTCGTAAAAGAACGTGGCCATCTTCTCTGGGTTCATAGCAGCTGCTAACGAACGGTGGTAACCAACAGGATCAGATATCATTCCATTTGCATCTATATACTTAGATATAAAGTTTGAAACATCTGACTGAATTTTCTTAGTCTCCTTAACATCTCCAGGTGAAAACTTAACTGTCTTATCTCCTATAACGAAATCAAAACCTTTGAAATCATCAGAGAAAAGCTCCTCCGTCTTCTTTTGAAAATACTCAGATTTTCTGTAATTTTCTTCTTGTTGACTCTGCGAATCTTGAACATATTTCTTGTAGGCGTTGTAAGTCTCCTTCTCATCTTCAGAGACAAGACCTCCAGCTGACTCAACTGGTATCTTATATGCCTCCTTTGAATCCTCAAAGTACTTCTTGGCCTTAACAAGCTCTTTCTTCTTGGCGAGTTCCTTCTTCTTGATATCCTTTGGATCGTCTAGGTCCTCGTCGTACGAGAACTTGTCCTCAATCATATAAGCGATATCCTCCTCGTCCAGATCTTCATCTGTCTGTGAGTAGTACTCTGCCAACAATGAGTCTGAATCCATTGAGCTGTAGTCCCTGTTTAACTTAACAAAGTCTTCGATCCCACGTCCAGTCTCTTTCTTATATTTGAAGTATGCAGATACGTCGCCTGGCAACTCCTCTGTTTCCTCCCTCTTTTGAAATAACTCATCAATTGATGTTACCTCCTTATTGTATCTGTTCTTAATGTACGACAGTACATCCTCATCCTTTAGTCCTACCTCTTCAACTTGTTCAGTTGTAATAATCGGATCCTCCTGTTGAACATTCTGACTAAACTTTTCCTCGTGTTGATCTAACAACTGTTGCTCTACCTCTTGAATAGACTTTTGCTCAGAGACACCTAAGTCTCTAACTGTGAAATTTTCCATTTGATTTGATTTATTTAATTTTATGTTAATCTAATTTTTACCACACCTGCTGTATGATATAAACTTCCAACTGCAATTCCTGCTGCTGCTGCAGCAGTATCATTAGCATAATTTCCAGCTACAGTTGGCAATAAAGCAACAGTTCCTGAAGCGTCAGGAAATGTAATAGTTCTATTGTCAACAATATTAGTAGGTGATAATAAATCAATTCTTTTAGTTGATCCAGAACCATTATCTCTATTAAATCTTAACGAATCCTTAAACAACACGTTTCCTAATAATGTATTTGTATCTAAAACAGATACAGAAGTTCCATTTAAAGTAGTTTTAGTTGTGCCTGTTGTTACAGTATTACCATTATCTACAGTCTGCTGTAACGTTCCAGCTCCACCAGAAGCTCCCTGCGCACCAGTTGGTCCCTGTACACCTTGAATACCTTGAGCTCCCTGAGAAGCCAATAACGCCCAGTTTGTTGTAGCTAGGTTTGGAGTTGTAGTTCCAGACGTTGCTAGTATACAAAAGTAAGACGCTCCTCCATATCCAACCGCATCATCTGCAACATAAGATGTTCCTGATACCCATGCCCCTTGCCAGTTTAATCCAGCTGGTCCAACTGGTCCAAGAGGTCCTGCTGGCCCTTGAACTCCTTGTGGTCCCTGTGCTCCAACACCAACTGTGTCTGCTATGTCTTGAATAGTATAAGGCTGTGTTTCTGCATTTAACACTGCTGACTTTCTTTCTGTAAGGTTAACACTTTCTGCTATACCTATAAATCTTGTTCCTGATGGTACTGTACTCATTTTATTTTTTTTTGCAAAGTTAGTTATTTATCTTGGTTCAAATTCAGCCATATCGAATCCATCCAAGCTATCCTCGTTTGACTCAAAGTTTACTGGTGGAAGATTATTCTTACGCTGATCAATTAGCTTTGACTGCTGTGTATTCTGTATGCTTATTCTCTTGTCCTTAGCCTTCTCCTTAAGTGTGTCCTTCTGATTAAGCTGCTCTGTCTCAACACCCTTTAGTTGCATCTGTAGATTAAACTCCATCTGCATTAATTCCATCTTAAGCTGGGCCTCTTGTTTAAGTTTCTCAATATCAAAACCAACCTCTGCCTGCTTGATCTGCATCTTAGACTGTGTCTCTGCCTGTATGGCCTGCAACGCACTCTGAGCTGCTGCCTGCTGAGACTGCTGCTGAATCTTGCCCTGCATCTCCTGCTGAGCCTGTTGATTCTTCTGAATGATCTCCTCCTTCTTCTTTCTCTGAAGTTTAAGGTACTGGTTAGCCAGCTTAAGGTTTCTGATCTCTCTGATGTCTATCGCATCCTCTAGATAAATAGCGTCCCTAGACAGAGCCATCTGAATGTTAGCCTCTAGCTGAGCCTTCTCCTCCTCGTCTGGTGCAACCTCTATAAATATACCAAAGTCGTGTATATGTAAGTCCTTTATATCCTCTAGTATACTCACGTTGTACTTACCTATCTGAAGAATGAACTCCTCCTTAAAGTCTGAGTACTCTAGTATGTCAGCAACCCTACAAGATATAGCCTCTGACAGAGTCTTTGTTATATATAAACTAGACTCTAGTATGTGTCTTGTAGCTGTGTTCGAATTAAGTGCCGCTAGCTTCTGTACTCCAACCAAAGAGTTTGGATCTGGCATAGAGCCGTCACGTGCCTCGTTAAGTCCTGTTACATCCCTAATCATTCCTAGGTAGTGGTTGTAGCTTCCTACAAGGCTAGATATCTTGGCCTGTCCACTGTTAGAGTTAAGCTCCTGGATAGGAACCCTTGCGTTGTTAAACTCACCATCTCCTGTGTAGCTCCTACCAATAACACTACCAGTCTGGAAGTACAGTCTAAGAGCATCCTCTGGAGAGTATGCAGAACCGTTTCCTAGGTCTACCTCGTTAATACCATCAGCGTCAATGAATACACCGTCAGGTACAACCTTAGATATAACCTGCTGTAGCTTTAGGTGTACAACCTGTATAAGGTCAGCAAATGGTATCATCCTCTTTACTAGTGACTCTATAGCTCCCTTGTACATCCTTGGAGCAACAGCCACATAGTTTGGAATTGCATGCTGAGATGCAGACTTAGGCCTTACCATATTTCTTGATAACTCCCACTTAAGCATTATGTTAGTTCCCATAACCATAACACCATCATACCAAACGTCTATAGTCTTCTCTATTTTTTCGAAGTTACCCTCGTCCATCATCTCCTGTGGAGGGTTGAACGTGTCTTCCTTGTCTATTATCTTGAAGTTTCCATTGTCTAGATTCTTCTTCTTGTACACTATCTTCTTGGTAGTCTTATAGTTAAAATATAACAGTGTAGCAGAGTCCTTACTAAAGAGGCTGTTGTTATAAAACTGGGATGAATTATTATAGTTGTACCAAGACTGACTATACTTAGAAATCTCTTCAAGTTGTTCATTAGTTAAGGTAGTGTCTATCTTTACAAGCTCTGTTATTGGAACTGTCTTTATCTCTCCCCAGTAGAAGCAGTCCTTAAAGTTTGGATCTTCTGTGTAGCTGTATACTATGTTTGCTGGATCTACGTACTCAATCTTTACACCAGCTCCTGGAAGGAACATATGCTTTGCAACACCAATTCCTAGCGTGGCAATGTCGTAGTCTATTCTTTTTCTTGTCTCGTTGTACTTATTCTGATCTAGAATCGTGTTGATTGCCTCCTCCTCTGCAATCTCTATAGCTGGCTTGTACTTAAGCTCCATGTACAGAGCAAGCTCCTCGTCGTTCTCTGGAAGCTCCTCTGGATTTGTGTCAAACGCATCAACTCCTAGGTTGTTCTTGATATCTGTAAGAATATCCTTTGACAACATGTCAGCCTGTATCATGTCCTGATACTTGGTCTTCTTCTGTAGTGATATAGAGTCCTGTGCGTATGCCTTAACCTTGAACAGTCTGTCATTCATTCCGTTAACAACAACGTCAACAAACTTTGGTATGATAGGTACTGGAGTCCAGTCTAGGTTCAGGTGACTAAGGTCACCGTCAACAGCCATCTCGTTCTTGTACTTGGCCACCGACTGCTCACCCCTTGCGTATAGTCTTAATCTATGGAAGTCTCCCCACTGATTATAAAATCTTGAGTTAGTGTTATCCTTTCTAAACCACTCGTAAGTGATAGAAGCGCCAATTTGCAATCCATATTCATAAGATTCTTTTTCTTTATCTGACGCAAACTGGTCAGGAAATGATGTAGCAGGTATATTTATTTTTACTTCTTTCATTTATATATGTTTCCAAGTATTTCTGTTTAATATACTGGTATTGGTATTTTTTATACCATACAGAGATATAAGTTATTTTATAATTTCACTATATCTTCCGTTATTATTATATTTCGCAAAGGTAATGCTTAATTTCGATTCTTTTTTTGCCGTAAGGTACACATTCTTTTGGTTAGCCATTATAGCTAGTCCAGAGCTGATTGCAGCATCAAACTTTGTACGATTATTTATATCAAACTTAGCCCACTCCTCGATTGTTCTTGTGAAATACATGTCACCCATCTCGTCAGAGTCCCTGTACGTTCCCTCCATGTCAAGTCCAACGTACTTCTCTATGTACGACTCAATTGCAGCCGCGTGAGACTGCTTAACGTCCTCAGACGAGTTGGGTATACCCCCTAGCTCCTTCTCTGTCTTAGATAGGTTCGTTACGTGCTTATCTGGCCTGTTCATGGAGAAGCCCCTGTAACCTCTGTTCTTTAGGTGGTACAGCAGCCTAGGCTTATTATTCTCTACAAGTATAGGCATTCCGTAGAACACACAAGCCATAAGGACCTCCTCAAAGAATATCTCTGCTGTCTGTGGCCTTGCTATGTACTCAAGGAAGAAGTGGTTGCTAGGTGCGTCGTCCATATTGAACTTGGTCAGACCGTGAAGTGATCCGTTAGATCCACCACCACCAACTGTCCCAGATATGTCGTACGGGTCACAACCAAACGCACCTATGTGGTCGTTACCTGGGTACTTCATTCCGTTCTTGTTTATGACGTTGTTCTGCATCTGGTTGCTAGGTATCCATGACACCAGGAACCTTCCCCTTGAGTCTGGAGTCCACACAACCCTCGTGTCCTTATTTCCTTCGTACCAGCTGAACGATCCACGTGTAAGAACCCTGTCCTTTATAAGAGAGTCGTTGTAGTCTATCTGCTGGTATATCTTTGTAAGGTTGAATATGGATGACTTGCTCTCGTCTCTGAACGCATGAGACTCAGTCCTAGAGAACTGCCTATAGAACTCGTTAAGAGCATCAGCGTCACCCTTGAGTGACTCGACCTCGTTCTCCCAGTAGTCAACAGCACCAGTCCTTATCATAGACTTGTCTATACTCTGAACTGGCTTTTCTGGTTCTCTGAACACTGGCATACCGTAGATGTCTATGTACCCCTCAAAGTTCCACTCCATCGGTATATACAGTGAGTACATACCAGACTTAGTCTGTCCGTTATTGTTCCTTGTCTTTATGTTTGAGTCCTCGTACAGCTTCTTGAAGTTAGACCCTCCCTTTGCTAGCGCGTTAGGTGTTGATCCCATGAGGCACTTTCCAATGATCCTGCTACCTAATCGTAGACAGGTCTTGGTAACCCTCCAGTTGTTTAGGATGTTATCTGGTGCAAGCCATTTACCGCTCTCGTCGTGTATTAGTAGCTGTAGCTTCTGACCATCGTATGAGTTATCTCCTGTATTCTTCCAGTCGATTGTGGTGTCAAGACCCTCGATCTCAACCTCACCATCCTCGTACATGTTCTTCTTTGTTATCTTGGATGCAGGAACCCTGAACGCTAGCTCTGTCTTAGGCTTGTCCATACCATCCTGTATCGGCTTGAAGAAGAACGGGTAGTTGTTCACGATAGGCACAACCTTGTCCGTAAACATTGTCTTGGCATCGTTACCAGTCTTGGACAGTATCCCAAGTCTTGAGTCCTTCGCAAGGGTTCCTATGTTGGCCAGCTCGCTTGATCCCATGAAAGAGAAACCAGAACGTCTGATCTTTAGGTAGGTCATCCCGAAGCACCTGTCGTCAGCCTTGCAGGCCTCCCAGAATATAAAGAACACCCTGTTAGCCTCCCTGAAGTCTGGAAGTCCAACATCAATCTTTGTCCACTGCAGGTACATGTACTGAGATCCAGTTATGTACGTGTCAATTCCGTTGTTCTTGAAGAAGAACCCGTTCTCTCTACGGTCAAACTCACCCTCTATGTAGTCAACCCACTTAGCCTTGAACTCCTTTGACATCGTGTGCCACTGGAATATAGACTTTATATTTGATAGTTCCCTTGGATAGTCAGCTGGTTCCCAGTACTGATTCTCCTTCTTCTCGTCCCTTTTATATACAATTTTTGGGACGGATGGCAGCGCTATATTGAGACCATTTATCTCGTATATGTCACCAATTGTTCCGTCCTTAGATATAACTACCAGATCGTGCTTCTCGTCATAACCATAGCCCCAAGACTTGGCCTTGTTCTTCATGTGTATGGTGTTAGCAGGAAGGAAGTCGCTAAGCCTTGTGTATAGATTATTTTGATCTTTTTTCTGCAAATCCCTGTATTTTAGGTTCCGATACCTTAACCTCCTCGGTTAGTTTGTCGTTCTCTTGCTCTATCCTGTTCAGTATCTGGAAGGCATCTTCGATTGCAAGCCTTTTGGTAGCTGCCGCGTTCTTTAGCTTGTCAGCAGATAGGTCTGTATCCATACCAGTTATAATCTCGTCCTCTGCAACCTTTATTAACTCATTAACTGCCTTGTATCCAGCAGCAATGATCTTCTGTTTTATTATGTTGTGGTCCATCTGATTGTAATGTTTTTGGTGGTCATCCTGTACAGCTTCTCGTCGTTTATATAGAATGGGTACTCACTGTCTGGCTCAAACGAGATCTCATCTCCAATGCTCAGACCAAGGTCTAGCAACTCTTGATTTATATAGACAATGGTACCCATCAGTGGCTCCTCCTTGCTGTTCTTATTTATAATAGACTCTATTTGTTTTAATGGCTTGATAAAGCAGTACTTGGAGTGTGTGTTCCACTCACCGTTCTGGTTGTACATGAAGTACTGCTCGTCGTCTATAAAGAATAGGTCGTCCTTAAAGAAGCTGGCTCCACTCTTTTCTCTACCCTTCATGTCGTAGTATACCTTGAACACGTTGTGGTGAACTAGAAGTATATCGCTAACTTTAACTGGCCCAATATATCCTATTGGGGTACTTACAACCTCTGCAAGCCTGTTAGACACAGTATGGTCCTCCTTAGACGTGCTGGTTATAAAGTCAACCCCACCAATATCTTTTATATTATCGTATCGCCTACCATCTAATGGTCGGACGACAAACATATCTGGGGATCTCATCAGAAGTTTATGTTGTACTCTAGCGAGACTGGCATATTAATGTTGAACTCCTTCCAGCAGAATACCTCTGAGTTCTTCTCTATCCAAACCTTTATACCACCAGACTTGTCGTCTAGAAGTATAGAGTGCACTGTGTAACTCTTATCCAGGACCTCCTGACCGACTATGAAGTGCATCGCGTCGCTCTTGTAGTTAGGCCCTATAGATATCTTTCTAATGTCGTTCATTTGATTTATATTCCTCCGTCTGTTATAGTCCAGTTATTTGGCGCTCCTATTAGTATATTTTTACCTGGTGTTCCTGCAGCTGTATACTTAGCTGTTCCAAAACTTATTGATATGTTTGGTTTAACGCTTGGTAATGAACTCCACCCATTATATATCGCATCTAGATTAGTTGATGAGAAATTTATATTTGTTTTTCCAAGCATAAAATTACTAAAGTTAGTCACGTTACTCACATTCCAAGATCCAATGTTTTGGTTAAATGCAGTGGCTCCACTAAACATATTACCCATACCAGTAACTGAGATTGTATTCCAATTTCCTATAGGTTGGTTAAATGCAGTATTTAGTCTAAACATATTAGACATGTCAGTAACACTACTCATTGTTGAACCCACTCTCTCCCAGTTTGACAATGGTTGATTAAATATAGAAGTAAAAAACATACTTGAAATGTTATTTACCTTAGTCATATTCCACCCACTAATATCTCTATTAAATGCTGTTGTATATTGAAACATCTCAGTCATAGTAATAGATGTAACTGATGCATCTCCACCAATATTCCAATCATTCATCTTAGATAAAGTAGCCTCATCTCCATTATTAAAATTAGCTGCATTGCACATCCTTTGAAATGTTGTTACCTTACTTACATTCCAAGGCGTAGTCCCTGTTCCTAGGTTTGAGTTGAATGCTGTTGCATTTGAAAACATAGCACCCATATTGGTACATGCAGAAGTGTCCCATGTGAGTTGGTTTTCTACAGCTGATAAATATCCATTGTTAAATATTGACGCACCAGCAAACATATTATTCATAGTGTTGACTTTGCTAGTATTCCATCCGCTTATATATCTATTGAATTTCACTGCACCAGCAAACATTAAAAACATACTAACATTAGACACAGTGTTTATAGCCCAATTATTAATAGGAGCTGAGTTATCCCCATTATTAAAGTTAGATGCTATAGCAAACATATTTGTGAATACTGTAACCTTACTCATATCCCATGGTGTTGTTCCTGTTCCTAGGTTTGAGTTGAATGCGTAGGCTTGATAAAACATACCAGACATAGTCACTGATGCTGATATAGTATTTATGGTCCAAGTTAATTGATTAGATACTCCAGATGCGTATCCATTATTAAAATTTACTGCACTATTAAATGCATCAGAATAATTTGTTACTTTAGAAACATTCCAATTTGATAAATTTTGATTGAAACTACTAGCAGATCTAAATATTGAATCAATAATTGTTACATTACTAACATTCCATTCATTAATTCTTCCTATTGTAGTTATTGACGAACAATTTTGAAATGTACCTACTAAACTAGTCACTCCAGTTAAATCAGGAATATCAGTTATTCCAGACATGGTCACATTAGAACAACCATTAAAAGAACCTGATCCTAATTTTAATTTACCCCAACTAGCTATTGTAAGTATCTTTAACTTATCACCACCATTATTAAACTGCCATATACCTACTGTTCCAGTTGCTCTAAGAGTATATGTTCCAGCTACTGAATAAGTATGTGTTCTCTGAGAGTAAGACGTGACATTTGTTGTACTGCCATCTCCCCAGTCTATCCAGAAGTTATACGTACCACCAGATACTAGTGGCAGCTCTATCTGCGTAGATGAAGAAATTCCAGCATTATCTGTCTTCCAAGTAGATTGGAATATCCCAGATTTAATTGACCCATATATTTGAAACGCTAGATTATTCATAGACTTCCTGCTACTATATAAGTGTTCGTTGCCAGCATTCTCTTAAGTGTGAAACTTAGCTGTGGAAGCATAGTTGTGCTTGTTGCATTATTTAATACGTTTGATCCAGCAGATACTGTTAGTGTTACACCAGCAAGTGTTACAAATGTACACTCGAATCCATTAGCAAGTCCTGTTGGTATTGTTAGTGTCTGAGCAGCTGTTGTTTTAAATATAATTATTTTTCCACTATCTGCAGATGTTAGTATATATCCATCTGTCCTTTCAATTACAATTTCATTAGGATTATATGGTTCACCTTGAGCTCCAGCAGGTCCTTGAGCCCCAGTAGGTCCCTGTACTCCTTGAACACCTTGCGCTCCTTGAGAGGCTAACAGTGCCCAGTTTGTTGTAGCTAGGTTTGGAGTTGTAGTTCCAGAAGTTGCTAGTATACAGAAGTAAGAAGCTCCTCCATATCCTACAGCATCATCTGCAACATAAGATGTTCCTGAAACCCATGCACCTTGCCAGTTTAACCCAGCTGGTCCAACTGGTCCTAACGGTCCTGCTGGTCCTTGAACTCCTTGTGGCCCCTGAGGTCCTATACCTCCAACATCACTAACTAAGTCAATAATACTCTGAATAGTAAAGTTCTTAGTTGCATTACTGTTCTCAACATCTGTTCCGATTAATAAGTCGTCAACGTCTGGTGTTACTATTTCTTGGTACTGGCTAATTTTTGTCATCTGTGATCTCTCCTGTTTGTAGGTTTATGTTTACGTTTCCGTAGACTTCTAATAGTTTCTTTTCTTGCTCTTTAAAATCTAAAGACACTGTCTCTAATTTAGAGAACACGTCCTCCTTGAATACGTTAAGTTTTTTAATTTCAATTTCCGCGTCTGCGATTTTTCCTTTTAAAGTGTTAAACTCTGAGTTTACTCTTCTTAAGTCCTCTAATTCTTGTTCTGTAATTGTTTTCATTTTACAAAGATAGTTATTTATTTATTGATTTAAATGCATGGTCTTTATCTATTTTATCCAGTATCCATACTAATGCAGTTCCTACTTTAGAGAGGGTGCCTTTAAGTTCATTTCTTCCTAAAACACTAGATATAGTCTCGTTAATGTTACCAAACTTACAACCGTCCTTTAGTATTAGAACCTTATTAAATAAAGTCCTGAACTCCCTATTTCCAAACTTGTCTAAGTTAACAGCGGAATCTTTAAAGTATCCAGACTTGTTCTTAACAAATAACCAGTTTACTAAACTCAATGGTAAGTAAAGTATATATGCTATTACAAACAGTATCATTATATATCCCAGTCTTCAATGTTAATACCAAAGTTTTGCCCAGACTCTTGGGTTAATTTAAGTATTGTAAATGTCATTAGCCTTTCAAAGTTAGCTTCTTTATAGTTAACGTCAGTCATTGGCGGAATGCCATTAAACTCTGCCTCTTCTATCTGCCCCCAGGTCATATATGTTCTGTTGTCCTTTAGCTTTACCACCATTCCATCATCATTTGTATAATAATAGAACCCAGTTGCGGTTACACCATTAATGTCCTGTTCAATTTTTTGAATTGATAGACTAATTATTTTACTATCTATTACCTCGTAAGTAATATTTCTAATCTCGATCTCCTTGTTTGTGCTAATTGTTACCATATTTTAAAATATTGTCCAGTATGCGTTAATATTACTCTCTTTTCCAACTCTGTTTGTATTTGACTCCCAACCTATAATCTCCTGTATATACCCATCAAAATAGTTAGTACCACCTGTTCCTATTTGTATATTTGTAGTTGCGTTTAAACGTAATGTAACACTAGTAACGGCTTTTACACCATTCCACCATCCACTTGCTACTGCACTGTTTGAAGGGTCTGGAGCTATTAGTTCGTACAACCTTCTATTGAGAGGTGTAGGTTCAAAAAATATTTGAGTCGTGGTGCTACCATATGCAGCATAAGCACTGTTACTACTGTTAAAAGGAAAATAAAATCTTCCATTTGGTGTGGTACTTCCTAATAAATAACCAATTTGCGAACCAGTGGTTGAAACAAATTGCCCTACAAAATAACTTGACATATTGTTTACATTCGCAGTTGTGTCTGCCATACTTAAGTTTTGACTTGATGACCTTGTAAATCTTACCGCAACTTTTCCGCCTGATAATTCTAAAAATCCAGCGTTAACTAATCTGGGTTGTTGTCCAGGAGTTGTCTGCACTGGGTTTCTTGCATTACCACTTTGGTCAAACCATGTTGTAATAAAAATACTTTGATTTATTGTTATTAAGTCAGGGTTTGAATAACCTTGTGTTGTTGCTGCTGCAAACTGACCTAGATTAGTAGCCAGTGTAGTTCCGCCTCCTACTATAGTAAAGATAGGGCTATTTAATGAAACAATACCAGTCGTTGTGTCAAAACCTACATCAACGGTTACGGTTGTAGCACCAACAGTTCTTCTGACTCTTAAAGAATTTCCTGTATAAAGAGTTCTTAATTTACGCAGTGAATAAGCGTGGTGTGCTAATGGATATATATCTAAAATCAAACTACCCACAGCAGCTGTCATAAATACTTGTTCATTGCCATAAGATGTAGTTACACCATTTGTAGCGTAAGCTCTAACATAGTAACTTACTGATGATGATAATCCAGTTATAGCACTTGTGAAAGGACCATTTCCACTTCCGTCTATTGTTCTTGAGTTTGCTATTGTTGGACTACTCGATGTGTTCCAACAAACCCCTCTTTGCGTTATTGCATCTCCTCCGTTTTCTGTTATATTACCACCGCAGGTTGCCGTAGAGCCAGTTATATCTGTTACGGCATTAGTTGTAAGCGTTGCGATTCCATTTATTGTAGTGAACGTAACATTGTTAGCGTAAGCTGTCCCACTTGCTATTATCGCGTAAGCTCTAATATTATAGGTTGTATTTGGGGATAATTCTGTAAGGTTTATTGAGTATGGCCCGAGTCCTGTAGGTATATATTCTATTTTATTATTCGCTATTATATTTGGATTAGATAGTGTACCCCAGGCAATACCTATCTCACTAGGTATTTCAGTATAGTCAGTTGGTATATTACCACCCGTCGGCACTGACCTTGCTAGAGCAGTTCCTAGCGTAGTTGTAAATCCAGGTATTGTAATGTCTTTCTTAATTAATCTAACAGAGTACCCTCTATTTGGTAACCCACTTGTATTAAAATCTAAGTTATCATCGTTGTAAGCCATAGATAAAAGACTTGTACTTGCAGCACCAAATGGCCACCAGTAACCACTAGCTTTTAAACCTACAAATGTTCCATTAACTGCTGCAAAACCTCCACCTCTAGCGTTAAATATATTAGTAGATAAAGCGCCTGTATTAGGGCTTAACCAGTAATCAAATCCAAACTGTTTTAGTTTGCCTGCTGATAAAGCGTTTCCACCGTAATAATTTGATAAGTTAGTCCAATCGTCAAGTGTTGCAACTCGCCAACCATCAGGAGCTATGTCCTTTATTATTCCACTTCCATCTACTCCATTCACGGCATACCAATTATATAACCTGCCGTATAAAACAGCACTTGAGGAATCATTATTATAAAATCTACAAGCTCCTGTAGTTAGTGTTCCCCAACCCGAACCAGCTATTCTTGGAATAGGTGTTCCATCACTGTATACTGAAGTGTTTAGATTAAATTGATCCCATATCTGACCATTAGGAATTTGTACTTCCGTTGGAACGTATGGAACAAAAGTCTGCAAACTTGATAAGTAATAAACCGCTGGATTCATTATTGCAAGTTATTAATTAATAAATAAACTGTACTGCCGTTCTTTGTCAATAAGGCAGTGCTTCCTGCACTTCCACTTAGAATAGCTCCGTTAGGTGTTATTAATGTTCCTGCAGTAAATATAAATGTTATAGTAACTCCAAGTTCACTTAACTTAGTATAACTTGCAATAAAATCTGTAGATGCAGCATTTGCATTAATTGTAATTGCTGTTGCTCCATTATTAATCATTACATTCCTACCATTCTGAGAATAAGATACATCACCAGATGTACCAGTGTCCTGGGTAGTTATTGTATTTCCAGGGAAAGAACTTATTATTATATTATTAACCGATTCAGCAGCACTTGTATCTAAAGTGAATGTTCCAGCAGCAGTCATCTTTACAAATGCTGGTGTTGAATATGTTAACCCTGATAACGATGTTAGGTTAGTGCTTAACGCTTGTTTTCCGCTAAATTGACCTTGAATACCACTTGTAACCCCATCTAAATAACCTATCTCAGTTGAAGACACATCTCCTATTGAGGTTGTGCTTGGTAATACAATAGTCCCAGTAAATGTTTTTGCTCCAGCAAATGTCTGTGCTCCTATTGAAACTAATCCCTTCTGAGTTGCGCTTGCGTCTGGGGTTAAGTCGACAACAAGTGAATGCTCCCACAGTGAATCAGCGTCATTCCAATATAACACTTCGTTATTTAGTGCAGGAACCTTCTCAACATCGGCTAAGTCTCTTAAGTAAAGGTTAGGTATTATCGCAGAAGATATGGCAGCTGTACCCCTTACTGGGTCAGCACCTCCAAATAGAAACTCATAAGTAGCCCCACTGCCTCCACCTGATTGAATTCCATAGAACTTTAAGACCACTCTGTCCGTACTTAAGAAGATACCATTATTCCATAGTGCTATTGAAATATACTCAATATAAACTCCTCCGTTAGCAGGTACGGCAACTGGAGCGCTATCTGCTATTTTAGTTTCGACTCCTGATACCTCTCTCTTATAAATACTGAAGAAGAAGTCTGCCCCACTAGATGTAGAGCCACCTGTTCTTCTTATCTTACCAATTACTGAAAAGTTAAACACACCTGGATTACCTAATAGGATACTAGGATCACTAATTACTGCTCCACAAAAAGTAGGGGATGCTAAAGTACCAGTAATTGTAGGAGTTGGTACATTAACTGCAGTTGTGTTATATCTTGAATCAGCTATGTTTCTAACTAAAGCCGTGTAACCTGATATAACTGGGTCGGGTGATGTTGTGGCGTATAAATCCAACGTAGAAGGTAGATCAGCAGAGGTTAGGTATGTGTTATTATCAACTGATCCGTCAGCTTTTAAAAATTGAAAGTCGAATCCTCCCTCTTTTATTAATTTTTGAGCAGTTAATTCTCCAGCATTATTAATAGATGCTTTTACTACTCCTGATTTTTTAAAATTAGCAATGTTAGCAGTAGCTGAGTCAGTGTCAAAACTTGCACCTACTCCTTCTTCTGAATATCCCTGAACACCTATTCCTGTTGAAGAATATCCATTAACACCTATTCCACTATCAGAAATTCCAAAAATACCTTTACCTGATGAAGATTGTCCTGTGATAGCACTTGAACTTCCACTAACTTGAGAAATTATTGCATTTGTTGTACTTGCTCCTAAGTTAGTAACCTCTTGAAGATTTTGATTTCCCCCAATAGAGGATAACGCCACGGTGGATCCATTATCTAATAGAACATTAGTCCCTGTTCCGCCTATTTTTATAAATGAATTCGCAGTGATATCCCCAGCTTGATTTACTGTTAATTTATTAACTCCATTTTTGTTTACTTCAATGGGATTTCCTGTTGACGAAGTTCCACTATCTATAACAACTCCTTTATTTGTACTTCCTAAATTAACATCAACAGATATTGTTCCATTTCCATATACTTCAATTCCTTTACCTGAAGTTGAATAAGCATATAATCCAACTCCAGTAGCTTCTGAAACAGCAGATACTCCAATTCCTATGTCAGTTGATGCAAAAACACCTGCTCCATCATAACTGTTTCCATCTACGCCATAATATGTTCCAATCCCTTTTACACCTGTTGCACCCTCTCCATAAACTCCTATTGAACCCTCTCCATAAACTCCTGTCGATACTGCAACTCCATAAACTCCTGCGAATTCACTTGATTCTCCTTTGATACCATATCCTTGAGATGAAAATGAAGTAATACCATTTGCTCCTCCATCTCCAACAGTAATAGTTATAGGATTTGTTGTAGTCGATCCTTCATCTGTAACCTGCTGTAAGTTCTGCAAGTCATCTCCTACATTAATATCAATAACAGATATCATGTAGTCCTCGTCCTCCTCTATAAACCCGTTTCCATCCTTAAAGTCTAAGTTTACAACAAGGAAGTTAGGCTCTGGTAGGTACTCATCTACAGAAACTATCTTGTAGCTTCCAAATATATTTATATTCTTAGCCTTGTAAAGCAAAACATTTGTTCCTACTAAGAAGTTAAGGAACTCTACTACATCATTTCCCTTTAGTGTAGTCTTACTTAGTAAGAATGTGCTTATAGCAGAAAAATTAACCGTCTGTCCTATCTCTGTCTCAAATGACAGTGTTCCAGTAGGCCTTGTCTCTGGTGGAGTTATTGTGAAGTACTTGTACAGTAGATCTACCCCAGTGTTTATTACCTGGTTGTTATTAAAGTAATGTGATAGCTTCCTTGGAGTAAAGTTCTTTGTTTTATTATACGTGTTTACGTCCGTTCCTATCCACTTGTCGTCTGCCGTTACGTACTCATCTATATTATAAACACTTATTTTTGTCATCTTCCTTGTCCTTTATAGGATTTTTTGTAGTTCTTACTAGATTTTAATTTAGACGATGAATTTTTAGAATGAATCCCTGGTCTATTTATATCCTTCTTAACAGACTTAATAGATACTGTTTGTTTAGCCATACTACTATTATAAATGATATTATTATTATCCAGATAAAGCTGAAAGACTTCCTTTCAACTTCTTTTTTCTTTGTCTTCTCTATAATTTTTATAGAGTGCTGTTTATCTTCGATTTTAGACTCTATCTTTTTCTCAGTATATACAGACCTGTCTTTTGTCTTTTTATAGTTAATAGTAACATTCTTGTAAACCTTACCGTCTATTACTATGTCCTTGCACGTGTCTAGTGGAGTTATAGTAAACTCATCAGTTATGATATCATTTTTATTCTCTACATTAGAGACTATATCTGTCTCAATTTTAGTCGATATATGCGACACAGAATCCTTTCTAACCTCATCTATCACTACCTTCCTGGAAGAACACGACGTTAGCACCACTACTAATGTTGATATTAAAATACATATCCAGAAGTACATGTAGTTCCTGTTATGACTTGTCATGATATTGTTATGGTTATATTCTTTGCCTTCTGCATCTTTTTAAACAAAGAGTCGAAGGCCTTCCTTGACTTTGTTATGTAGTCAACTGATCTATTCATTCCAACAAGTATGCAACCCTCTGTGTCGTGGTTTGAGTTACCAGGGTGTATACGCACACCCTCAAAGTTTGGAACGTTTATTAGTAATGGTAGCAGCTTCTTGAATCTGTTTGACTGGTTGATTATAACCTTGTACGTCCCCTTAGCAATAGCGGTCTCTCCCTTTATCTTAACATCTCTCTCCTTATCCTCTAGTGTATAGCACTCAAACTTTCCGTCAATTGTTAGCTCACCTATCGTCGAGTTCTCTGTCCTGTGTAGTCTCTTTACCTCTATCTTCATTTCTCTTAAATATTTCGTAAATTTTAACCGCAGTGTATATAATAGATAATAACAGCAACAGTATCTTCAGTGTGTTCTCAATGTTTGTAAACGTAATAAAGAATGTTAACGAGTTTATTATGTATAGCCTAGTTGATTCCATTAGCTCTTCAGTGATTTTACTATGTCCGTGAATCCTTGAATACTAATATATGCAGTTGCTATAACAACCCAGTCCTGAGACGTTAGGTCACCTGCGAATAGTGCCATACAAGCTATTGCAAAAACTAGTAGCTTTCTGCTTATAAACTTGTTCAGTATTACGTCTATCTGCTCCCTGCTCATCTTACCATAGGGCAACCATACCAGTTGCGTTTGTTGTTGATGAGAATACTCTAACTATCTGTATTGGTAGAACAACTCCTGCTGGAACTGATGCCAACGTCACGTCGTCTCCTCCTGCTGTAAGCACACGAATCGTACCGCCTGATCCTGTGTAAAGTACACAAGGTTCTACCGATAGTCCACCTTCTGCGCTTGGGGTTGTTATGTCTACTGTGTCAGACTTTACTACATCTTTAGCTCTAGTCTGCTGTAATTTTTGATATGCCATTACTTTAATATTTTGTTAATTAATAGATCTGGATTGTTTAGCGCCTCTTTTCTCTTTGAGCATCCACAGTCCTTGTTCGCTGCCTTGGCAACCTTCTCTACAACTGTTTTTATTCCAGTTGCAGTTGTTATCTGTTCTATTCTGTCTCCTAGTAGCATACTATTTCTTTTTTTTAGCAACCTTTCCTGTCATCTCTCTTGACTCTAAGAACTCTTTACTAATGGTTCTTCTTTGTTTTGTGTACTCCTTCTCTTTTGCGTACTTCTCTGCTAATTTTTTTGCAGCTGTAGTTCCAAGTCTCTCCTGACCTAGAACCTCTCCAGATCCAGATATCATACGAACTGTTCTAGTAGATCCAGAACCAACCGTGTCTAATTTTTTTTCATAAGGACCAGTCTTTAACGGAGAAGTCTCCTTCTCGTATCCCTTTGGGTTTCCAACTATCTCTGTATCCTTGTTAAATGTAGGTAATCCTCTCTTGTATGCCATTTTTTTATTTGTTTTTAGTTCCTCTTGCTCTCTTGTCTCCAGGCATCGCGCTCTTTGATCCTCGGTTCGATGACGCCTTCTTCATTACTATGCCACCCTTAGTGTGGCTAGCGTCTAGTCCGTCCCCGTTACCATAGGTCCCACGTTTCCTGTTCACAGCGTTAAGTTCAACACGCTTTCTTACCTGATCAGGAGACTTGTTGTACTCCTTCTGGTAGTCGTTGTGCCTCTTCTTAGCCTCTGGGTTAGCTGCGTAGTATTTGGCTGTCCTTCCTGGCATTATTTTTTCTTGTTCGCGATCATCTTCATGAAGTCAAACTTCTCTTTCTTCTGAACTGGTTTCACTTCTTTTTTAGTCATCTTAGACGAACACTTTGCTGCTACTTTTTTCATTTTTTCTTTGTTTTACCTGCTTTAGACAGGGCGATTGCTATTGCCTGAGTTCTAGGTTTTCCACTCTTAATCTCTGTTCTTATGTTAGAAGATATTACCTTCTGACTACTTCCCTTTTTTAACATTTCCTTTTAGGTATGACATCTTTCCGTTCAACGACTTCGCTGACTCGTACTGACTTGCTTTCTTCTTGATCTTCTTCTCTTGCTCTAACATCTGCTTTGTAGGCTTCTTTCCAGATCCTTCGTTTGCTCTGATGTTGTCCCAGAGTCCTCTCTTGGAGGTGCTCCCGTCTTTTCTCTTTAACAGTTCCATTTGTCTAAAGCTAGTTTCTTTCTTGTTGGCTCTCCGTTTGGTTTCTTCATCGGTCCTGGCATCCCTGACATTCGTGCACAGAATGACTTGCGTCTCATCGCATCCTTGCTACCAGCCTTTAACTCTGACGGCTTCTTTGTTACTGCCATCTTCAGCTTACTTCCTGGGTTCTCCTTCCTGTAGGAGGCGACTCCCTTCTCGTTAAGCCCACCCGATGCTGACTTTCCTTCTTTTCTGGTCCAAGCCGCTGTTTTTGCCATCATAAATGTTTTATCTTTGCAAAGATAATAATAATAAATCAAATGAAATACAAGCCATACGCAGACTACCTCAAGTACTGGAGGGCAATAAAGACGCTAATTCGTCACAAGTACAACCTAAGCAGTTCCGACATAGACATCCTACTGTTCGTCTACAGCGAGCAGTACTTCCGTCACAGGCAGTTCTGGGAGTTCGAGTCTGGACTCACCTGGGAGAAGGACCGATTCAAGCGCATGATTGCCGACGGGTGGATCACGCTATGGAGGCCGAACAAGAACGGTGAGGCTGCCCTGTACGAGGCCTCCTACAAGACTCGCAGGGTTATAACAGACATATACGAGAAGATCGAGCTCAAGGTTCACGTCTCAGAGAACCCAGTCTCTAACCCAATGTTCAGGACCGACGCGTCATATACCGAGAGAGCCACCAGGCCCATTATTCGTAAGATGAATCGTACGCGTAAGGAGCTCAAGAGGCTCAGGGATATAGAAGATCAGAAGATCTAGAGGACAACCACGATGTCTCTCTCCATGATCACGGTGTACTTGATGTCGTTTACCAGCATCGTGTACCCAGCGTTCTTGTCGTAGTAGATTATGTCTCCCTCCTTCACGCAGTCCACGTTGGTTCCAGGCTTCACAACCTCTCCCTTCTTGTACCTGAACTGTTCTGTCTCGTTTCCAGTGAGCAGAAGACCCGACTGGGTCCTCATCTGCTCTTCTATTGTGTTGATTACTAGGTATTTATTTATTGGTTGCATACTATATTGTTATTGATAATACCTCTCTTATAATCTTTAAGTCTGGATCTATTACGTACCCTAGCTGCTTCATTGTGGCGGCCTCTAGCGATACCCCTTTCTTTTGACAAACCCATACCTCCTGATCAAACGCAGAGTCTATTATATCGTAATTTTCATCCCTTGTTACGAAAAATATTGCAACCTTTACTTGTTTCATTTTTTTCTCTGGTGTAGGCCAACTCGTTGTACCTGTGCCATTACCATAAAGTAATGATCCGTTGCTGATTGTTGTTTCCATTATTGTTTTTGTATTAAATCTCCAATTCTATGCTGAAGAATATGTAAATATGAAATCATAGCGTTCCTTTGAGCATCTAATAATACCCATTGAATATCTCCTACAAATTCATACGCAGGATTGTTTTCAATAAAGTCGTCTATCTTACGTAATTTTTCAGATAATTCGTCGTCTTCTTGTTGTAACCTTTCAATAAGTGTTTTCCCTGTTATTGATTTAATAACTTCTCTTACTTTAGAAGCTCTCTCGTAATCTTTCATGACTACATATTTTGTTTTTAGATTTTCCAAAGACTCTAATGCCTCTTCTTCTTCTTTATAACCTCCTGTTGTTGCTTCCATTATGCTCGTGTCATTGTTATAATTGCGTTAGTACTAAGTATTGTTGTGGCCACACTGACAGCGTTCTTCAGCGCGTTCTTCGTAACCTTCAGCGGGTCTATGATCCCCATGTCGTACATGTTACCGTACTGGTCATTCTTGACGTCGTACCCCGTGTTGGTGTTTGATGCACATCCAGTCATGATCTCGTACCCGTCGTTGCCTGCGTTCTCGTGTATCTGCAGCAGAGGTGCCTGTATCGCCCTGGCCATGATCTGCATAGCTACGTACTGCTCTGCACTGATGTCCTCTATCATGTCATCAGCGTCTACAATGATCCTGTAAGACTCGTTGAACAAGGCTAAACCTCCTCCTGGAAGGATTCCCTCCTCCAAAGCAGACCTGACAGCGCATACCGCGTCGTCTACCCTGTCCTTTCTCTCCTTCTGCTCCAGGTCCGAGTTCCCTCCAACGTATATAACAGCGATGCTACCCGTCAAGCTGGCAATCCTGTTCTTGATGAACTCCTTGTCCTGCTTCTTCTGCGCAGCCTCGTGAGCTACCCAAAGCTGGCTTACCCTGTCGTCTACGTCCTGCTGCTTGCTCTCTGGCTTGATGATGGATGATGAGTCCCTTCCTATAATGATCCTTTCTGCTCTACCTAAATCCTCGATTGATATCAGGCTAAGGTCGTCCCCTGTGCTCTCCGAGAAGTACTTCGCACCCAAAGACAGCGCGATGTCGCTCATCAGCTCGTTCATCTTGTAACCGAACTCTGGTGGTGCAATGTTACAGAACTTCAGCTTGTTCTTCACCACGTTGACTGCCAGTGTGTTGATCACGTTCTGGTTGCACGGCCCAATGATCAGTAGCTTCTTGTTCTCCTGTATCACCGTCTTCAACACGTTCTCAATCGACAGGATGTTGGAGATCTCCTGGTCTGTAACAAGTACCAGCACGTCGTCCATGATGCACTCGTCGTTCTTGAAGTCGTTCACGAACATATTCGAGGTGTAACCCCTTCCGATCTTGATGCCATTGGTGAACTCTGAGTAGGTCTCAGCCGTCTGTGAGTTCTCAATCGTTACGATCCCATTCTTACCAACCTTAGTGTACGCATTAGAAATGATCTTACCTATCTCGTTATCGTTGTTAGCCGAGATGGATGCCACGTTGTGAAGAGTCTTACCGCTAACCTTCTTGGATGATCTCTCCAGGCTGTGGATGATACCGTTAGAAACACTGTTGATGTTCTTGATTACCTCCGTCACGTTGTGCTTCTCGTTCAAGAGCTCCTGTCCCTGTCTCACGATGGCCTCCGTAAGCACGATAGCTGTCGTGGTTCCATCTCCAGCACTGGTGGCTGTCCTGTCTGCGGCTTCTTTCATCATCTTGACTGCCAGGTTCTCCACTGGGTCTAGCAAGAAGATTGACTTAGCAACCGTTACCCCATCCTTTGTAACTGTGATACCATGAGTATGGTTCGGTGACTCGATTAGAACCGTACGACCCCTTGGTCCTAGCGTGCTCTTAACCGCCTTGGCAATTGTAGTTATGCCTGTAATTAGTTTTGATCTTCCTTCCTCGTCGAACAGTAGTTCCTTGGGACTGTATCCAAATTCTTCCATTTAATTTAATTTAATTCTTTCTCCTAATATGTAACTGTACTGCATCATGTTATTAAGTTGAATCACCATAAGTGTTTTTTCATAATCGCTTAACTTGCTAAACAAACTATTGTTTGCAATAAAACTATTCAACTTATCTAACTTGTCTTCTAATTCGTCTTTTTCTGTTATAAGACGATCTAAAAATGTTCTCATGTTTATTTAATTTGATTAATATGCGACAAATATACAAAAAAAACGCATAACATTTAAGCTATGCGTTTCTCGATTTCCTTCGTCGATGAACTTATTTCTTCTTCTTAGCAAGATTTGCTTTATCTGCCTTAGCCTTTAGCACTCCTGGATTAGTTTTAGCTGGACCCGTGTATATATTTCCAAGGGATCCACCTGTCTGAGGTTTTTTCTTTTCTATCATTTCTTCTTCTTCATTATGATGTTGTGCATAGGAGCCTTCATCTCCTTTGACATTGCCATGGCGCTAGCCATCATCATAGACTCCTCTACAATCTCTTTTCTCTCGTGCATGGCCTTTTTCTCTTTTGCCATCCTGTACAGACCAATCTCTTGAACTGGCATCTTCTTGTTTATACCCATCTGAAATGTATACTTATAAATGTTAAATAAATGATCAACTCGTTGTCGTCATAATCTTCGTCTATCGGATAGAATCCCCACCCTATAGATGGACCGATGTTAAATCTGTTCTGGACTTCTATTTCCATAATTTTTTTTACAAAGATACAACAATTTTGTTTTAATAATAACGGGGTTAAAAAAATATGTCATAAAAATTTAAGCTCAGGGTTATATATTCAGATCACGTGAGCCGTCCAAAATGGAAACCGATTCTTTTTCGAGGGGTGGGGTACCAAAAAGCAGGATTTCCCTCCAGATTTCTAGGCTTTTCCTGGGGTGCCAGGTGGGTACCTCTTCAGACCACACGTGAACCTGGTGGGTATCCCGCCACGTTGGTAGATGCTCCATGTCTCCCGTTATTTCGGTGTGTAAGCCATGACAATGTATGTAATGACTAAATAAATGTAAGGAAATGTAAACCAAATGTAATGTATTTGGAACCGTTACATCGTGTGAGCCCACAGTATCACTACGATTACGTAGTATAATGTAGAAATGCGGGTTTATACCCTATATACAGCCTATATAAATATATATATATTATACTTTTTTTTTCGCTGTGAAGAAGGGAGTAAAGTTTACATTCTTACATTTTTTAGGCTTAGACCAATGATACCAAGGGCTAGCGCGATGTAAAGAAAAAAAAAACTTTACATTATTTTGGGCAACTTTACATTCTAGGGGCTTCCCGAGGTTTTCGTTACATTTTGGTATGAATTAATGCATTCCTGGAGGGCATGTTAAACCCAGGGAACACCTACTGTGTTATGCATAGTACTATTTTGTGCTCAGATACCCTCACACGAGCAATAAACCAAGTCCCCTCACGCGCGTGTACTTATATATAAAAAATCGCAATATCTCGTAACTCACACGTTATCAACAACTTAGTATATTTGTTAAAATTGTATAGCTTCTGAGCCCAATAAAAACGAGCCAAATGTTAAACTTTTGTTAATTAATTAGGATTGTAATTGATAGTTGTCGTATGTTTGCAGTGTTGAAAGGGTAGAAAATTTGTAAAGACTCTGGATGCAAGTCGACATGACTATAACTGCGGGTAAGTCTACTCTGGAATAAGCGATATAGATTTCGTGAAGTCCGAAGACCATGAGCTCCTCGAATAGAGACAGACATGAAACGTATAAGGATGTGTATCCTTACTGATGAGCCACAGAATGGCGAAACGTTTAAATATATTTAACATGAAAGACATCTTATTTTGGACGATAGTACTAGTGCTATCAGTAACAATTCATTTACTAACTCCTAACTGCTACAGATAACATGGGACAGAACCTAAAAGACATCGGACTTGCCCTAGTACTATGGGCAGTATTTATAACTTTAATATCTATTATATAATGAAAGATTCAGACTTTATTTTATTAGTACTTGTAATATACGGTGCTATATTTTTTGGTGGCTTACTAATAGCCTATATAAACGAGAAGTGGTACTAGGTTAACTGACGAGTCCTGATTGGACGAAACACCCCTAGTGGGTGTATTAACCATTAAATATATTTACTATGAAAAAATCAATCTATCAGCACATCGCTGACACGTACAAGGACGAGGTTCCAACATTGGAACAAGTGACCTCCATTATTAAGGAGCATGCTCCAAACATATCGTCGCCGAGTTTAACCTTCGACGAATTAGTAACTAACATTTACGAAAACTATACACAATGGATAAAATAGAACAAGCGAAGGCTATACTTAGAGAAGCGGGTTTCTTTGTAGACAACCTATGGCACATCGACGATGTAAAAAATAATCACGAGTGCACAGACGACGAGGCTTATGACATACTAGAACAAGCCCTGACTAGTGATTGGATTACGGAACAAATATTTAGCGAGATAGATGATACTACAAAAATATAGAAGGCAGTTAGGTCATGACTCAATCACGTTGGCACACGGAAGTAAACCCTTCTTTGTGCCATCGTCATTTGAGCACAAGGATGTGAGTCCTGAACTAGTGGCGATTGAGTTCCCACAGTGGTTCCTAGACAAGCACAAGCAGACCATAGAAGAGATAGAGTTCAGTACTAACTTATTAATAGAGA